GCGGTGAACAACGTCACCAGCACGGAGGATGTATGGATTCCGTCGGCCAGAGAGGTCGGCTTCACCGGGTACGAGACAGAGGGACCAACCTACACCGGGCTGTTTACGGCCAATGCAGACCGTATCAAGAGCAAGACAGGCGCGTCCAGCGCCTCGTGGTGGTGGACGCGGTCGGCTAATATCAGCTATAACTTCAGGAATGTGAGTAGTGACGGCTCCTATGGCAATAATGACGCGAGCAACTCTGGCGCTGTGGTGCTCGGCTTCTGCTTATAGTCCAAAATCCGGGAAATCTGGCGGGTTTATCCCGCCGGATGACCGGAGCCAATGATACATCGTAAGACGATACACGAGACTGCAGTCTAAGTAAGGAGATACTATGGAATTAATACGCATCATACAGCAGATACACTTTGCCAGCTTTTGCTGGATGTTACTCTTACCCGCCTCTATGATGGGAATTGATGTCGTGACCGGGCTTATAAAAGCATGGATCAACCACGATTTTCAGTCCGCCATCATGCGGGCAGGCCTCGCCAAAAAAGCGGGCGAACTGCTCATTATTGTGATGGGTTTATTATTTACCTATGGCATGGGACTGCCTGCCTATATCCTGTCCTGTGTCAGTCTGTATATCATCCTCATGGAGCTGATGAGTATCGTAGAAAACCTTGATAAGATCGGCTGTCCGCTCCCGGAAGCACTCAAGGACGTGATCAACAATGTTGGGCACAGTATTCAGGAGGATGATATCACAGAGCTCAAGGCGCGTATATCAGAGCTGGAGGCGATTATAAGTGGTAAAGATATACTCTCTAAAAAATGACGGCAACCGCTCTCTGTCTAAGAATTTTACCGTTCGCGAATTTAGGTGCAGGGACGGCTCCGATCTGATCAAGGTCTCCCCGGAGACCGTGGCGGTGCTGCAGGCGATCCGGGACTACTTCGGGAGACCGGTCACCATCAACTCCGCCTACCGGACACCGGAGCACAACGCCCGGGTCGGCGGTGCCAAGTCCTCCCAGCACGTCAAGGGGACGGCCTGTGACATCCGGGTGAGCGGAGTACCGGCCCGGGCGGTAGCGGCCTATGTCGAGGCGGAGCACCCGGGGCACGGGATCGGATCGTACCCGACCTTTGTCCACGTGGATTCCAGGGGGTACAAGGTCCTTTGGAAAGACACCGGAAGTCATGTGGTCAAGACGTTCGGGGCGATCAACTACAAACAGTACAAGGCGCCGGACATCCCGGATGTGGTCCCGGTGCCGGAGGAGGAAGCTATGACAGACAGAGAAATTTATGAGGCCGTACAGCGCCACGCACGTACCCTGCCGGTGCCGGACTGGGCAAAGGCAGAGCTGCAGGAGGCGGTGGATCGCGGCATCACGGACGGGACCAACCCGATGGAGCTGATCCCGCGGTATCAGGCAGCCATCATGGCAAAGCGGGCCAGCGAGCCGGAAGGGCACGGGCACTGAGCCACAATTAAATAAGCAGGTTTGCGATCCCTCTGCAGAAATGCAGGGGGATTATTTTTTTTTGAGAAATTTTCAAATAATGCTTGCATTATAATAATGCTTGCATTATAATATAGGTACAGATAAGGAAAGGAACACAGGAGGTAAGGACATGAAGATGACAGTAAACGAAGCGGTAAGAAGAGCAGAAGAAATGCTTAAAAATGACAAGCGGCTGCTCCACGAGGGTGCGGAAGAGATCGACGCGAAGGACTGGAAAAACAAAAGAGTCTATATCAACGCGAAGTGTTTCACGTTGAACGGTCGCTACAAGGGCAAGGTCGACATGGGTTACATCGATATGGAAACCGGCGAATACGTTGCCACGAGATATACAGAGATCGACCTTACTGACGAAGCAGAAAACGCAAGATGGAGAAAGGAAGTCAAGGAAGAGACTACAGAGGCTCAGGAAGAGACTACCGAAGAAGCTCAGGAAGAAACAATCGAAGAAACAATCGAAGAAAACAAGGAGGAAAAAATGACAAGTAAAAAAGCAATTAGAAAAATCGCAAACAAGTATGGAATGCAGATCCTCCGGAACCCGGTAACGGATGAAGGCAGAGGGCTGTGGATCCGGACCGAGACGGAGATCCCGGAACTCGAAGAGCTGGCTGATCGGATCGAACCGGATAAGGTTCAGATCACGAGGGAGTGCATGGGGCCGGTCATCGAGTACAAGGTGATCACGCCGACCAACTGGTTCGATCTGTGGGGTTGGACCGGCCCGGAAGTTTCGGAGACAGCCGGATCGGAGGCAGCCGGATCGGAGGCAAAGTAAAAGACCCCCGAAGGCGGGAGTCTCTTAAAGGTTTAATACTACTTTTCAATCCGCGCCGGTTCCCCGGCGACAAGGGCGATGTAAAAATATTACACACCACGTTTCAACCCACACCGGCAGGAGCCGGAGACAAAAAGCATTAAAAATTATTTTTCAATTCAACACCGGGAAACCCGGGACGGATATATTGTACCACGAGCAGAGGAGACAGACAATGAAGAAATACAGAAATACCACGACCGGCGAGATCTGGACAGAGGAAGAGATCCGGGAAGCCTACGAGCAGTTTAAGCACGAGTCATCGCTCAGTTTTGAGGAGACCATGGAAGCCTTCGAGGAGGTCGAGGAAGAATGAACTGGTATAGCGTACATTACCGCCTCAGCGAGTCGCTCCGGATCGTAAGGGTCCGGGCGACCGGCTGGGCCGACGCTCTGGCAAGAGCGGATCGGGAAGTTGATGATTCAGACTGGTATGAGGAGATCACGAAAGTGGAGGTATATAAAGGATGAGCAGAAAGCAGGTAGAGGCATCCAGCCGGTACAATAAAAATAATACCAAGTCGTACGCATTCCGGCTCAACATCACATACGACAAGGATTTAATCGAATTCCTGGAATCGCTGGAGAACAAGAGTAGATGGTTTAAAGAAACCATCCGCCGGGAAATGACAAGACCCCGCTAACGCGGGGTCCTTTTTTCGTCCACAGATCCCAGTCTGTAGGTTTTCTGTAGGTACAACATAAGTTAACGATTGGAAAACGTTGAAATTTCAACATCTCGAGTGGTGGAGATAAGGGGATTCGAATTCAGAGGATCGCCGTTTCAACACCTTTTAAATGCTGTCAGTACCATTGATTTTTCAACACTTTTCTGTTTTCTGCTATTTCAGTAAATTTCAAATTATATCAGTAGATTTCAAAATTCTGTAGGTCATTTTGTAGGTATGATTTTCTGGAAATAATCGTCCAATTTATTGGAGACTTCCCGGTCCACGTCCTTGAACAGATACTCATACACTTCCTGCGTAACCCGGGTGTTGGAGTGCCCGAGGCGCTTGCTCACGTCGATGATCTTGACCTCCAGACCGCTCAGCATGGCTGCGTGGGTGTGCCGCAGATCATGGACGGTGCAGTGCCGGAGGCCGTGACGCTTCCGGAGACGCACAAACCAGTAGTAGGTATTCCGCTCAAACTGCGGGGCGCCGGTCTCTGTCGCGCATACGTACCCGGACGGCGTATAGTCCCGTCCGAGGACCACCCGGTTGCGATCCTGTGCCTGCCTGAGCTCCCGGAGCAGGTCGGTCAGGAAAACCGGCAGAGCGATGGTGCGCTCCGAGGACATGGTCTTTGTGGAGTCGAGGACAGTACCCTTGCCCTGGACAAAGATCCGGTCTCTCTCGATCCGGAGGGTCTGCCGGTCGAAGTCGATATCGCGCCACTGGAGCCCCATGGCCTCGGAATTTCGGATGCCGGTGAAGAGGATCAGGAGCAGGATGGTACCGTGACACATACCGGCGTAATCCGTCTGCCGGTCCTCCAGCAGGGCGCGGATCAGCGCCATGCACTCTGTCTCACTGTACGGATCGACCTGTTTTTTGTGCCGTTTTTCCTTCACCGCAATCCGTTCGCACGGATTTTTCACATCGAGGTCGAGATCGGATCGCGCGTAGTTATATAAATTTTTGAGTAAGTTCAGCGCATTCTTGACGGTCCGGGGCTGCAGGAGCTTGCCGGGCCGTCCCTCCGTCTGGAGGAGTTCCTGCACCCAGTCCCGGATCATCGGACGGGTGACGGAGCCAATTTTTCTGGCACCAAAGTACTCCTTGATCTGGTTGCTGTATAAGGTCTTGTACCGGGCGAGGGTAGCGGCTTTGAGTTCCGGTCCGTGGTGTTTCTCAAAGTCGTGCCATAACTGGTCCACGGTGGCGCTGTCGCTGTACGGGGTCGCGCCCTGCAGGACCTCCGCCTCAAAGATGACTTTCTGTTTTTCGATCTCCTTCTTTGAGAGGGGCCCGGGGATGGTCTTGTAATAGCGTTTCGGTCGGCCTTTCAGGTCCGTCCCGTGGGTGACCGTGATCTGAATGTTGCCGTTTTTTGTTATTTTATGGGATGCCATTTATTTTTCCTCCTGTTCGCTGGGATCTGTGGGAGGTGTTTGGCTATTTTTCTCTGACTGCGTAGTAGCTTATCAAGTGGGTAATTATTTCCCCGGTCGGCTGATCTGTGTCGTACTGTACCAGTTCGACGGTGTGATTGCCCAGTGTTCTCTGTTCCTTTTTGGTCAGGTAGGTCACTGTATCGGAGTCTCCGTACTGCTCACAGGCCTCCTGGTAACCATCTACATATATGTAGCTGAGATGGCCGCCATCCACGTCTCTCGTGTGGTAGGAGATGGATACATACTGATCATCATCGGACACAAAAACATACGGTGTAGTCCCATCTTTCGTGGATCCGGACGGAGTTGATATGCCCAGGGTGCCCTGTCCCATTTCCGGGATATTGGACCCGTCGAAGTCGACCGGGGTCTTCTGCTGCTGGGCCTCTGCAATATGGTCTGTGTAATCCGGTTCCTGCTCCGGTTCACCGCCGAGCTGCGTGGCGAGGATCGCGATGATGCCGATCAGGGCGGCAAGGGCGACGGCGATACATCCGAGGAGGATCGGATTTTCCTTTAAAAAAGTGACTGTGTTTTTCATTTTCGTACTCCTTTCGAACCTATCTATAATCTATCTAAAACTTCCCTCGAAGTTCTACGACCTTACCGATGATCTGCACGGGCTTCTCCTTAATTTCCGCTTTACTAAATACCATAGGCGGATAAGACGGGTTGTATGACATAAGAGCGATGCCGTCATTCGACTTCGTAAGGCGCTTACAGGTGGCCAGATCTCCGTTTATTTTCGCGATCACCAGATCTCCGGTATCAGCGTCTGACTGACAGCGGACGATCACCACGTCGCCTTCCAGGATTCTCGGAGACATCGAGTCGCCGTGGATTCGGAGCCCGAAGAACTCACCTTGAGAGGCCAGTTCCTGATCGATCTCTTCCTCATCTATATAGTTCTCGATCGCGTCCAGCGGAACCCCCGCAGCCACGTCCCCTAAAACCGGAATCTTTACTCCTGTGGATCGGCGCTGCTTTTCCTCATCGGACCAGCCGTACAGATCTACCGGCCTCACATGCAGCGCGTTTGCGAAGGCGATGATCTTGGACTGTGACAAGTCAACCTCACCGGCTTCTATCTTAGCGATCGAGGTACGGTCCTTGTATCCAACGAGATCCGCGAGATCCTGCTGACTCATTTTCAGTGCCTGTCTTCGTTCTTTAATATTCTTATACAGCTGCATCATTGTCTTCCACCTCTCTTCCCATGACATGACCATTATACAATTGATGTGAAATTAATTCAACAAAAACGTGAAATTGTGTTGACATCAATTCACCCATAGTCTAATATTAGGGTGTGAATTAAATTCACGTGGAAAGGAGGAATGATGACTAACACGGAAAAGCTAAGGAAAGCAATTGACGACTCGGGATATACCTATAAGTATCTCGCGGCCCAGTTGGGCATCACCCGAGAGGCTTTATACCGGAAGGTGGAAGGGAAAAATGAGTTTACAGCGTCCCAGATAGCGAAACTGGCGGAGCTTCTCAAACTTAATAAGGACCAGATTGGTATTATTTTTTTACAGTGGAACGTGAATTAAATTCACACTATTTGAAAGGAGGATTAAAAATGATGATATCGCACATCAACAAAGAATTCGCAGACACGATCGCGGCACTGACCAAAGAAATCGCCGAAGAGAACGGATACCCGTTCGATACTACAGTACTTCTGTTCTTTGAAGTTCTGGGCAAGGACTCGCATGTAAGAAGAGAGATCAAAGACGCGATCCGGGCCACATACGAACGCACCTACGAGGAGTAAGAACTATGAAAAGGAACTGTAATAGTGAGCTCCCGGGCTGTGAATTGCTGGAATGGGAGCTGCACAAGAAAGAGATCCTGGAAGATTGGGACGGAGGCTCTGATGACTTGGAACTGAAGCTGCAGAATGAGTGGGATACGTGGTTTGGAAAGGGGTTCTAAAACAATAAAGGTGAGGACTAAAAATGACACTAAAAGAATTAAGGATTAAAAAAGGCCTATCTCAAAAGCAGGTTGCGGAAGCCCTTGGTATAACACAGCAAGCGTATAGCAGATATGAAATCGGAATACGAAAACCCCCAAAAAAACACTGGCTCCAACTGTCTGAATTATTCGACATTGATCTGGTTAATACGGAAATCGATACAATTCACTCCAGCGTTGATGAACTCCAATCCGTACTACTGAAATACGTCGACTCTGGTACAGCAGCTCTTATCATGTGCGAGTTGCTGGGGCACCCAATCAAACAAAAAGAGGACTAAAAAATGGCATTCAATTACGAAATCAAAAAGCGTTTCGGATCTTTCAACGAAACGAAAACCCACGCCAAGGAAGTCAATCTGATTTCCTATAATGGCGCTGCTCCAGTAATCGATATCCGAATCTGGAACAAAGCAGAAGACCGTATGGGCAAGGGGATCACGATCCACCCAGAGGACGTTGACACCCTGCTGAGCCTGCTGGTAGACGTTAGAGCTTATCTGGAAACCATGGCGGAGGACGAAAATGAGTAAATATGATCAGGTATACGAAGAGAAGGAACGGTTCGTCGCTCTTCTGTCCGCGGTCTTCGTGGAGTTTAAGAAGGTCGAGTCGCTCAGGTACAAGAAAGAAGGCCACGAGGAAATGGTCTACGTACGGCATGCTAACGGCTACGTTGAGAAGATCGACGTGACCGGCAACAGCCTGATCGCGATCTCAATGGAGATCAATCGGCTCCTGTACGGAGAACGCCCGGTCGGGTACGCAGGAAGCTACCACGAAAAATAAGGAGGATAGTCCAATGATCGGACGGACACTGACAGCAAAAGAAGCAGCTGAAATCCTCTCCGTCTCCAAATCTACACTGGACCGCCTCTGCAAGACCGGTCGCTTGCATCCGGTCATGATCGGACGCCGGCGTCGATTCGCGGAAGACGAACTCGCCGCGATGCTGGGGGTTAAGGTCCTGCCGGATCCGGAATCGGAAGAGGAAGAGCTGCTGGAGCGACCGGACACGGGAGAAGACCGGCAGGAGATCTGCAGAGGTTTGCTCCACGCCTTCCAGTTCACCCGGTACTATGCGGACCTGGAATCCCTGGAATTTACCCGGGAAAACCGGCGGGAAACGGTGACCGCGACATTCGCGAACGGCGTAACAACAGACATTGACGTCACTGGCGACAGTGGTATCGGGATGATCAAGAGTATCACGAGGGGGTTGAGCCAATGGTAGGAAAAGCATCGAACAAGGGAGAGACCGTGCTCCTCCGACAGTCCGCGGACAGCCTGTACCGGGTGATGTACGTCGGAGGGGACGATCACGGACCGCTGGTAGCAGAAGCGATCCTCGGAAAAGAAGCCGCGATTAAAACCTATCTGCAGGTTGCGGAGTGGGTTTTGACCAATCGGTATACACCAAAAGAGCGGGCGGAATTCGTCCGGAAACTCGGATAAGGAGGAGAACGATGACGGATGAAAGGATTAAAGAAGTACTTGATCAGACCCTGCAGAGCGAAGGACTTGTCAACGACATCCTGAGATTGCTGGACGGAAAGGCCGTAATCGCCTGTCTGGTGGTCCTGATAAAAGTGTTCACTGAATTATGCTGGTCCGCGGATATCGATCCGGTTGAAGAGGTCGACCGTTTCGCCAAAGTAGTCAAACACACTGTACCGAAGGGTTTGAACTGAACTGGGAAGATTTCGGTGCGAAGCGAAGAGTTACCGGGACTGCTTCGGCTGTAGGTTTGAAGATTGCGTCAGAGGGCAGACCAATCCGATCCCGGACGAAAGAACCCTGACAACGCAGGAAGATGAGGAGAAGAAAAATGATTAGTGCAGACAGCAACTACTGGCTCCCGGCAGAACGGGAAATGATCGAAGCTGCGGAAAGAGAAGCAGTCCGTGAGACCAGACGGAAGAACGCGCGGTTCATGCGCGTGGTCAAGAAGATCCTGACCGTAGAGTTCGCGGTGATCGGCTTCGAGGCCCTGTATCGTCTCGGCGGTCTGGTGAGAGGCTACAGCAGCTTCGGGGGCGAATCCATGCTGATCGCAGCCGGTCTGATGGCCTACGCCTTTTACAATCACTACTACAAAAAATAGAGAACCGGCCTGCGAAAAGGGAAACAGAACCGGTTCCAAGGACTAAAAATGACACATTTATTATACCACGTTGCCCGGAAGGGTGCACGGCTTATGCCTGAAATAACCTCCTGAAATATATGCCAGTCGGCTTTTTGTGTGACTCTTTTCTACGACTGGTAGTGGCAGCAAGGGATCTTTGACGGAGCAACCGTGGGATGTGCTCCGAGTGATAATCGCGCGTCTTAGCCAGACAGGGTCTCTGGTCGTGCATCCGTCCCGGCAACGTGGTATAAGGGCCGTCATCCGTCCCGTAAGGGGCCTTGAGAGTACCTAAAAACTCAATAACTCCTTCCGCTTCAGACACTCACGTGCATGACTTTCATAGTTATCTTGGCTCTCAGGGTCTCTCACAGGGCGGATGACGGCAGTTAGAACAAGGAGACAGACATATGGGATTAAAAGAAAGATTGGAAAAAGAAGATGTCGCGAAACTGGACATCGAGTCCTTTGGCGAAATTATCGACAGCTACATCAGAGAGGAACACACGGGTCTCCTGATCGACTTCCCGGAGGGGACGAAAACGCCGATACTTAAATGCACTGCCGGCCCGAGCAGCACGATCCAGTTTTATATGATGCTGCACGCGGCGCCGGTACTGATCAAACAGATGGTCGAGGAACTTGATCTGGATCCGAAAAGGATAGAGTCTCTGGTCGATAGCATTTACAGGTACGTGGTAAAACCGTCCATTATGGACGCACTGGAGGAGGAAGAGGATGGCGAAAATTCCTGAGACGACCAGCGAGTGGATCGCTCACTACGAAAATCTCCGGTACAAGGCAGCCCAGAACTACCAGGAGACCGGAGATCCCAAGTACGACCGCGCTGCCTATAAGTACAGCGTGATCCTCGACGGATTACGGGCGCTGGAGCGGGAAAAGGACGAACGGGACAAGGATATTGTAAAGCGGATGCGGAACCGGGACAGTGCGGTCGATCAGCTGCTTAAAGAAGAATACAGCAAAGAGGAAGTTATCGAACTGCTGGAAAAAGCAGTGTGGTGGTAAGGAGAATGCTGAAATGGCAAAAGAAAAGGACAAGAAGTTCGAATCACTCAAAGAGTGCGGTGACTCCATCGGCTCCGATAAGCCGGTTGAACAGGAGAATATGGATCCGATCAGTCAGCAGCTGATCGTAAGCATGACCGCGACTCTGCAGGCAGCAACCTACGGCGTAGGAAAGATGCACTCATCGGAGATGAAGGATCTGATGGATGCGATCAATAAGGTATCCAGTGTCTACGACCGTGTGAAATTTAGAAATAGACCGATTAATAAGGACTGATGAGAAAGGAGTACTTATGAAGATTAAGCTTGAATTTGAATCTGTGGAAGATCTGTGGACCGGCCTTGACCAGCTGAGAGGGTTACCGGGCCTCCCGATCAACACAGGATCCGCTCCAATGGCAGCGGAAAGCATTGCAATGATGGATCCTGCAGAGGGATTAATACAGTCCGCTCCGGTAGAGGCTCCGATGCCCGCGCCGGTAGCGGATCCCGCACCAACGGAACCAGCATCTATACCGGCAGCGCCTATACCGACACCAGCAGCACCTGCACCTATACCGACACCAACGGCACCCGAAACAAGGGAGATCTCGATCACCCAGGACGATCTGATCCGCAAGGCGATGTCTCTCATGGATCGCGGTATGAATAACACGGAGCTTATGGGCCTTTTAACGCAGTTTGGAGTGGAGGCCTTACCGGATCTCCCAAAAGAGCAATTCGCCGCGTTTAATGCCAAGCTGGAAGGGCTGGAAGCCAAACTGGATCAGGGGGCTGTATCATGAACGCCGGTCATGCGTCCAGAGCCCACGCGCTCCTGAGTCCGTCCGGGGCGCATCGCTGGATGAACTGCCACCGATCTGTACAGCTGGAGCAGATGTTTCAGGACACTACGTCCGATGCAGCGAGAGAGGGCACTTTGGCCCATGAGATCTGTGAGAGGAAACTGCATCATGAGATCTGGGAGGACCTGAAAGGACACGAACTCTATCAGCAGGAGATGGATCACTACACGGATGAGTACGTAGACGCCATCGACGCTGCGCGGATAGCATTCAAGAAGGAGCCGTACATGTCAGTGGAAACGAAACTGGATCTGTCCGGGTGGATCCCGGGCGGATTCGGGACTGCAGACTGTATCCTGATCGGCGATGACACGATCGTGGTCATCGACTTCAAGTACGGTAAGGGTGTACCGGTCTTCGCCGATCACAACGAACAGATGATGATCTACGCACTCGGCGCCATGGCGCGGTACTCTCTCCTGTTTGACTTTCACACGGTCCGTCTGCAGATCATCCAGCCGCGGATCGACAACAACAGCACATGGGAGTGCAGCGTGGATGAGCTGATCGGATTTGGTGAGAGGGTCAAGATTGCAGCGCAGTTAGCTCTCAAAGCGGAGGAAGACGCGGTACCGGGCGACTGGTGCCGATTCTGCCGGGCCCGCCAGAAGTGCCGGGCAAGGGCGGATGAAAACGTCCGGTTAGCCTTCGCAATTGAGAAAAAACCGCCTCTGATTACCAACGATGAAGTAGGCGACTATCTGACTAAGGGCCGGCAGGTCAAGACCTGGCTGTCCGATCTGGAGGAATACGCGCTGTCTGAGTGCCTTGCCGGGCGGTCTGTAGCGGGATGGAAAGCCGTCGCAGGACGCGCCAACCGGAAGTTCGACAACGTGGACGACACATTCAAGTCTCTGATCGCTCAGGGCATTGACGAGTCTATGCTCTATGAGCGCAAACCGATCACTCTGACTGCAGTCGAAAAGATGCTCGGGAAAAAGAAATTCGCGGAGATGACAGAAGGACATATCATCCAGCCGCCGGGCAAACCGACGCTGGTAGTCGAGTCGGACAAGCGGGACGCGATCAGCAATGTAGTGACCGCCGCAGAGGCTTTCGCGGAGTAAGGCACGGTAAATCACAGTAAATCACAGCAAATCACAGTAAATCACAGCAAACCTATTGCAGATCTATAGCAACACCATTGAGGAACCGGAACCTCATTAAAAAATAGCACACTGGGCACATAATTGGCGGCACGCACGGAACAGCCTAAGAACCGCAAGGGGCGAAGGAAGCGGTCGTGTCGATTGAGTAAAACGACACGCCGTTTCGATAGGGAACGGTCATGTGAAACCCCTAACGATTGAAACCGTTCCCGTTTCCAATATTGTTATCTAAACCAGTAAAGGAGATTTACAAAATGGCAAACATTACTATTGGTGAAGTCAGATTCAGTTACATCCATCTTATGAAGCCATACGCACACACACCGGGCGGAGAAGAAAAGTACTCCGCGACGATCCTGCTGCCAAAGTCGAACGTGCAGGCGAAGGCTGCGATTGACGCCGCGATTGAAGAAGCGAAGCAGAGAGGCATCGGCGGTTCCTGGAACGGTGCCGCGCCGAAGTTCGTACCAACGCCGATCCACGACGGCGACGGCGTCCGCCCGAACGGCGAAGAATTCGGCCCAGAGTGCAAAGGGCACTGGGTTTTCACGGCGAACGCAAAGGAAGATCACCGTCCGGAAATCGTGGACGCCAACCTGCAGGAGATCATCAACCCGACAGAGATCTACTCCGGCATGTACGGCAAGGTATCCATCAGCTTTTACCCGTACAATTTCAATGGCAGGAAGGGCATCGGCTGCGGCCTCGGCCCGGTCATGAAAACCAGAGATGGTGAAGCGCTCGGCGGTGGCAGAGTGACCGCAGCGCAGGCCTTCGGCGCACCGGCTGGACAGGCCTCTGCAGGACAGGCCTTCGGCGCGCCGGCAGGGCAGGCCTCTGCAGGACAGTCTACGCTGAGAAGAGATCCGATCACCGGACAGGTAATTGACGAAGGCGTACCGTTTTAATGGCAGGAGGGCATCATGGAAAATTTGAGTATCGACATCGAGACAAGATCCAGCGTCGATCTGAAGGATGCAGGTGCCTACAAATATGCGCAGTCGGATGACTTTGAAATCCTCTTGTTCGGCTACAAGGCGGATGAAGAAAAAACCCGCGTTATCGATCTGGCCTCCGGAGAATCTATTCCGGAGGCCATTATCGCCGCGCTGAATGATCCAAAAGTCACGAAGCACGCCTACAACGCTGCCTTTGAGTGGTGGTGCCTGAATCAGGCGGGTTATCCGACGGACATCCGCCAGTGGCACTGCACGATGATCGAATCACTGTATCACGGATACCCGGCCTCTCTGGCGGCATCCGGCGCAGCCATCGGCCTTGCCGAGGAAGACCAGAAGCTCAAAACAGGCCGGGCGCTGATCCAGTACTTCTGCCGGCCATCCCGAACGAAGGGCCGGGACTGGAACCTCCCGGAACACGAACCGGAACGGTGGGAACTGTTTAAGGAATACAACCGGCAGGACGTAGAGACAGAACACCACATCTGGAATCGTCTCAGCTGGTTGTCGCCGGTCCCGGAAGCAGAATGGTACCTGTGGCATGAAGACGTGCTTATGAACGCGCGAGGGATCCATCTGGACAGAGAGTTAATTGAAGGCGCGCTGGCCATGGACGAACAGAGTAAGGAAACTCTCAAGGCGAGGGCTGCGGAGCTGACCGGTCTCAAAAATCCGAACAGCCGGGCGCAGCTGCTGGATTGGATCAACAGCAAACTGCCGGAACCCCTCGACAACATCCGCAAGGAGACCGTCGCAGAACTGCTGGAGGATCCGAATCTCCCCGCTGACGTGGCCGAGGTGCTCCAGATCCGACAGAAGCTCGGCAAGACCTCCGTGGCCAAGTACGCCAAGATGGATATCGCTGCCGGTCCGGACGACCGGATCCGCGGGTCCCTGCAGTTCTACGGCGCCGGTCGAACAGGAAGATGGGCAGGCCGTCTGGTACAGGTCCAGAATTTAGCCAGGAATCACCTGGGCACGCTGGACATCGCCCGGAATCTGGTCAAGCAGAAAAACACCGACGCGGTCTCCATGCTGTACGGAAATGTACCTGACACGCTCTCACAGCTCATCAGAACCGCCTTTATCCCCTCGGAGGGGCGGAAGTTCATTGTGAGCGATTTCAGCGCAATCGAGGCGCGAATTATCGCGTGGCTGTCCGGAGAGACGTGGGTTAATGAAGTATTCGCGACGACCGGGCGCATTTATGAAGCGACCGCGTCCCAGATGTTTGGCGTACCGGCGGACTTGATTAAAAAGGGCAACCCGGAATACGAACTGCGTCAGAAGGGAAAGATCGCCACACTGGCGCTGGGCTATCAGGGCGGTGTGGGCGCGCTCAAGGCCATGGGCGCCTTAAAGCAGGGCCTGACGGAAGAGGAGCTTCCAGGGCTGGTGGAAATGTGGCGAAACGCAAATCCGCACACGGTCGCCATGTGGTATGCGATGGAAGAGGCTGCGACGCGTTGCATCGCCTCTCACAGACCGGTCAATCCGGTACTCCGGGACGATCCGCCGGCCTGCGGGATCGAGTTTGACTACGAAATGGACCCACTGACCGATACGCCGTATCTGACCATTCAACTGCCGTCCCGGCGAAAGCTCTACTATGTGGAACCGAAACTGGGCGAGAACCGCTTCGGCGGGCAGTCCATCCACTTCATGGGCCAGAACCAGACAACCGGAAAGTGGCAGGATGAGGAAACCTACTCCGGAAAGCTGGTGGAGAACATCGTCCAGGCGGTGGCAAGGGACTGTCTCGCGGTCACGCTGGGGCGGGTCATCCAGGCAGGGTATGAACCGGTCATGCACATCCACGATGAGATTGTCATCGACGCCCTGCCGGATCAGCATCTGGACGATGTCAACGCGATCTTCGCGCAGCCGATCCCGTGGGCCCCGGGGCTGATTCTCAAGGGCGCGGGATTCGAGGCGGAATACTATATGAAGGACTAAGGTCATGATTATACAGATAAGTACAGCAAACAGCCGACTGTCCAAGACATGGCGCGGAGAACAGCTGACGTGGGAAGCGTTTTGCGAACGGCTCCGGGAGCCGAGGCGGGGTACGGAAACGCTGGCTGACTATATGAAGCTGACCAAGGCCCAGCAGGATGACCTGAAGGACGTTGGCGGTTTCGTGGGCGGTACCTTCACGGCGCAGGACCGGAAACTGATCCATCTGAAGGAACGGAGTCTGATCACGCTGGATCTGGACACGATCCAAAAACTCGGCACGGAGGACGTGCTGCGCAAGATCGAGTCTCTCCATCTGACGGCGGTCGTGTACAGTACCCGGAAGCACAGCGCAAGGGGCCCGCGGCTGCGGGTCCTGCTGCCCTTCGCGGAACCGGTCTCTCCGGATCAGTACGAACCCTGCGCCCGGCGCGTTGCCCAGTGGATCGGCATCGACAGCTGCGACCCGACGACCTTCGAGGGCAATCGGCTCATGTTCTGGCCCAGTGTCAGCGCAGATTCGGAGTATGTGTACCGGGTCTTTGATGGCCCGGCGGTCACGGCAGAGGAATTGCTCGCGACCTATGACAACTGGACTGATCAGCGGCAGTGGCCGATCCTCTCCACCGAAAAGCTGCGCACAAAGAAGATGCTGGCCAAACAGCAGGACCCGCTGGAAAAGGACAACCTGATCGGCACCTTCTGCCGGACCTACAGCATTCCGGAGGCGATGGACGCGTTTCTCCCTGGTCTGTATGAACCAGGCAGCGACGAAGACCGTTACACCTACATCGGGGGCACGACCTCCAACGGCGCGATCCTCTACCAGGACGGACGGTTTCTGTTTTCCCACCACGCGACGGATCCCTGCAGCGGGCAGCTGGTCAACGCGTGGGACATGGTCCGGCTGCACAAGTTTGAGGAGCTGGATGACGCCGCGGCTGCCGGTACGCCGGTCAACCGCCTGCCGTCCTATAAGGCGATGGTGGAGCTGGCCAAAGCGGACAGCAAGGTGCAAAAACAGCAGGCCTCCGAACGCACCCAGAAGCTGCAGGAGGTCTTCGGAAGCGATCTGCCTGCAGAGGTCAACGCAGAACTGCAGGAGGAGCTGCAGTACACAGAGAACGGTACCCTGCGAAAGACGATCCGAAACGTCGTCCTCCTCATGCAGCACGACGAGAGTCTGAAAGGCCTGCCGGCGCTGGATGCCTTCTCCGGGCGGATCGTCGCGATCGGCCCTCTGCCGTGGGATACACAGGATACGATCGATGAGTGGCATCGTACGGTCAAGGACGGGCCCGCCGGGAAAGCGAAGCGCGACTGGACGGATACGGACAACGCCAATCTGATCTCTTATATTGAGGCGAAGTACGGCATCGGCGGAACGGAGCGAATCACAAACGCGCTGTCCATCGTCGCCGCCCAGAACAAGTTCAACGACGTAGCGGATTATTTAAACCGGATCCGGTGGGACGGCGTGAAGCGACTGGACACCTGTCTGGTGGATTACCTGGGCGCCGCGAATACGGAGTACAACCGCACGGTAATCCGCAAGATGCTGCTGGCAGCCTGTGCGAGAGCGGTGCATGGGACGATCAAATTTGACAACATGCTGATCCTTGCCGGGCCCCAGGGGACGTTCAAGTCTTCCTTCCTGCGGATCCTCGGTGGGGCGTGGTTCTCGGATTCCCTCTGCACGTTTGAGGGCAAGGAGGCCGCGGAGCTGATTCAGGGCGTCTGGATCATCGAGATCCCGGAGCTGCAGGCCTTCGGCCGGTCGGAAACCAATCTCATCAAACAGTTCCTTTCAAAGGTAGATGATGACTACCGGCCTGCCTACGGCCGGATGAAGGTACGGCACCCAAGGCGCTGCGTTTTCTTCGGCACAACGAATGATACCGGATTCCTGCGGGATCAGACCGGTAACCGGCGATTCTGGCCGGTGGATGTGCGCACCCAGCAGCCGACCAAGAATGTATTTGAAGATCTGCCGGGTGAGGTGGATCAGATCTGGGCAGAAGCCTACACCTACTATCGTCTGGGCGAACCGCTGATCCTGTCAGAGGAGATGGAGAAAGAAGCCATGAAGGCGCAGGAGGAACACAGGGATGTATCGGACTGGGAAAGTATGATTGAGGCCTTCCTGGAACGGCCTATCCCGCCAAGATGGTACGAAAAGACAAGAGAGGAAATGCGCCAGCTGATGAACATGCCGCCGCCGGTGGATGGGGAAAGAAGAGTCCGTGTATGCAGCGCCGAGATCTGGGAGCTATGCCTCGGAGGGACAATCCGGAATCTGAACAACGGCATCTCCCGGAAGATCAACCAGATCCTGCGGAATCTGCCGGGATGGTATGAGACCCGGGGACTTAGTTATGGTCCGTACGGCTATCCGAGAGGATTCGAAAGGCTATAAAGAGAAGAAAAATGTTTACACAAATAAAATGTGTAATCAATGAACCCGACAAAGCGCGCTTGAAAAAATTTCCAATTTTATAAAAAAGGGCGAAACACATTGGTTTTACTTCCTTCTCAGAGACCTGACAAACCTGACAAAGTAGACCTGACAAAGTGAAAAGCGCAAAATTTGTCAGATACTTTAACAATTGAATTAATCTGACAAAAAAACTTTGTCAGGTCGTTTGTCAGGTCGTTTGTCAGGTCAAAAATGTTGAAATATCAATGCTTTTAGGCGAAACCTGACAAAACTGACAAAATATCTATAGAAAGCTGAAAATAGAGGAATTAGAGAAATTAGGTAACGCCTAAATCCTCTAATTTCGGAAGTGTACGCGTGCGCGTGTGCGCGCGCACGCGCGTAACACAAAACAGAAGAGAAGTCAATCCCCTAAATTCGGGCCCTAAGTTTACAATAATCAGAAAGGAGACGAGATATGTTGGAGAGAGAACTGGAATCCATATTGGTCAGGGAGGTGAGACGGGCTGGCGGGATCGCGTATAAGTTTGTGAGTCCCGGGAATGACGGGGTACCGGACAGAATCGTTATCCTGCCGGGCCGGGACGTGATCTTCCTGGAGTTGAAAACCGAGACCGGCAGACTGTCGAAGGTACAGAAGACCCAGATCCGGAAGCTGATGGACTGCAAGAAGCACGTAGAAGTGGTCTACGGTCCGAAGGGGCTGATCGATTTCTTCCGGGAGATCGGTTTGCCGGACGCAGCCTACCGGCTGGAGAAGAAGGCGTACAGAGATGCGAGATCTATTGTATAGGAACGCGGGAAATGCTGCAGAGATGCAAGATCAGTTGTATAGGAACGCAGGAAAAGCTGCAGAGATGCAAGATCTATTGTATAGGAACGCCGGGGACGCAACAGAGATGCAAAATCGGTTGTATAGAGAAGATGGTCCGCCGGTATTCACCCCGTACTCTTATCAGGCCTACTGTATAGATCGGATCGTCCATCAGCCAAGGGTAGGACTGTTTTTAGACATGGGACTTGGGAAGACTGTGATCACACTGATGGCGATCCGGGAGCTTAAATATGAGCGGTTTGCCATCAACCGTGTATTGATTATCGCGCCGAAGAAGGTAGCTGAATCGACATGGACGGCGGAGCGGGATGCCTGGAGACAGACGCAGCCGCTTCGGATCAGCCGGGTTCTGGGCAGTGAGAAGGATCGTCTGCGGGCCCTGCGGGAGAAATCGGACATCTGGGTCATCAATCGGGAGAACGTAGTCTGGTTGGTCAATCATTATCGAAATGCATGGCCCTTTGACATGATCGTAATCGATGAATCTTCCAGTTTTAAGAGTAGGCAGGCGAAACGCTTCAAGGCGCTGGCGAAGATCCTTCCCCACGTGAATCGGCTGGTGGAGCTGACCGGGACGCCTTCACCCAACAGCATTATGGACCTGTGGTCTCAGGTCTATCTGCTGGACGAGGGCGAGAGACTGGGAAAACGATTTGCCGGATTCCAGCAGCGGTATTTTGAGCCGGGTTGGCGGAGTCAGACCGGAATCGTCTATAAGTGGAAACCAAAGCCGATGGCGTCCGAGTCGGTGCTGGAGAAGATCTCCGATATCTGTATCAGCATGAAGTCGGAGGATTATCTGCAGCTGCCGGAGCGGATCTACGAGACTGTGCCGGTCGCCCTGGACGACGCCGCACTGGCCAAGTACCGGCAGATGGAGAGAGATATGGTGCTGGAAGTGGACGAGGAGGATATCACCGCCCTGTCCGCGGCAGCCCTGACCGGGAAACTGCTGCAGATGGCCAACGGGGCTGTGTACGACGCAGAAGGCGTCTATCACGAGATCCACAGCTGTAAGCTGGATGCCTTAAGCGAAGTGATCGAGCAGCTGAACGGGCAGCATGCCCTGATCTTCTATCAGTACCAGCATGACCGGGACCGGATCCTGCAGCGTCTTGGCAAGCTGTCTGGCAAGCGGGTGCGTCTGATGAGTACAGACGATGATATCCAAGCCTGGAATCGGGGAGGGATCGATCTGCTTCTGGCGCATCCGGCCTCTGCAGGGTACGGCCTGAATCTGCAGAAAGGCGGGCACCATATCATCTGGTATGGACTTACCTGGAATCTGGAACTGTATCAGCAGGCGAACAAGAGACTGCACCGGCAGGGCCAGAAGGAGACAGTGATTATCCATCATCTGATGACGACCGGCACCGTGGATGAGGACGTGGCGAAAGCCCTGCAGAGGAAGGAGGCCGGACAGGACGCTGTTATGAACGCGTTGAAGGCGAGGATCCGGAAGTATAGAGAGGGTAATGGCTTGAGCGATAACGCATAACGCATAACGATATACGTAATAACGCGAAGGGAGTGATCGAGTATGTACATAGGTTTGACAGTCGGTTTTGTTGTCGGTCTGCTGTCCGGCGCCATGCTGATGGCACTGGCCGGAATCGCGTCAAAGGATGAGTATGACGACCAGGATAGAGAGGAGAGACGATCATGACCGATGTTGAGAGACTGGCCCAGTTGATGAACATGCGGAGTATCCGGTACGACCTTCGGATAAATACAATCGTGCTGGAAAAAGCGATTATGAAACAGCTGGCTTACGAGAAGAACAACATGGACACAGCGCATACCCGTGAGAATCTCTCAGCGGCGATTTCAGATCTGTTAAACACGATCGAGGTAATCCGGTTCCTGTTTCGGATTTCGGACGCAGAAATCGCCGATATGAGACACTGGCGGGCAGTGCGAATGATACAGGAGTATGAGCGTCCGGAGAAGTGGACATTTAAGAAAAATACAGAACGTATTATTGTCTTCGGAGATGAGGAGTTTGAAAAGAAAGAAGATATATGCGATTGATCAGAGAGGATATACTGCGGACTAAGCTGATCCAGGAGTGGTGTCGGGATCCTGATGTGGTGGATGCATTTTTGGAGGAAATACCCGCCTATCATGATCCGGAAGAAGGACGCTGGATCGAGCAGGAAGAACCAACCGGAGATATCGTATATGAGTGTTCAGAATGCGGCGTGCCATGGGTCTCAGACTACGGATCACCGCAGGAGATGGGCATTAAATATTGTCCTAACTGTGGCAGTTATAACGGAGGTAGAGAATGAGTGACTTTGAAAAGCAAATACACGGCATGTTTGACCATATATGGGACTGCGAAATTGAACACCCGATGTTCCAAGACACTGTCGGAGAATTGATGCAAGCGGTTATTCAGTGCTATCAGAATTTACCATCCGCAGAACCGGAAATTATACGGTGTAAAGACTGTAAATTTTTTGTTGATCATAGATGCCGTTATTTGCGAACGCTGGATGATTGGAGGGGTACAGATGAATTTTGCAGTAAAGCAGAAAGAAGAAAAAATAAATGACACGATAAGCAGGCAACAAGTGATAGATTACTGCGAGGCGCTCATGAATGCTGAGCGTTTACAGCAAACAAATGACTGGGGATACGGAAGGGAACGATATAATCAAACAGAATGCATAATGCACCATATTGAGAACATGCCATCCGCAGAACCGCAGTGGATTCCGGTAAGCGAAAGATTACCGGAAGATTGGAAAGATGTTCTCGTGTGGTTTGAGTATTTCAGATACGGGAGTTATAAACGCATGTACTCAACGTATGGTATCGGAAACTATAGCAGTCAGTATAATTCATGGTTGATTAACCATGAAACAGGTTGGAAAGACTTGCATGTATTTGCGTGGATGCCAATGCCGGAGCCATACAGAGGTGAGCAGGATGGATGATTCAATCAGCAGACAGGCGGAGAGCAATCCGCTGGAGAAATGCTATACATGTAAGCACGTATATCAGAGGGCATCCGATGCTGACACTTTGTATTGCAGATGCAGAAAGGGGTGCAGGTATGAAGAATTTAAGCCGAAAATCAGACACCATAAACAGACAGGCGGCGATTAACGCTATTATTGCGGAAGGTTACGATGTGGATAGCCGATACCTTGGAAGCGAAAGAATCATCCACGAATCAGATGCTGTTGAAGCCCTGTCTATGTTGCCATCCGCTCAGCCAGAGGTAAGACCTATAGATTATCAGGACTGTGCAAACGCAATGCTCAAGATGTGGATGGATAATGTTGTAACGGACGGGGAATACAATCGGATCATGGACAAGTTGAATACACATTGTAGGAAGAAGCATGGATAAATTAATCAGCGAACAGGCGGCGATAGATATCGTTGAATTTGAGTGTGGAAAGTGGAGTGGGTTGGCGAAAACAATCGTAGAAGAAATTAAGCAGTTGCCATCCGCACAGTCAGAACGTCCTAAAGGTCATTGGATAGATACAGGTAGTGGGCAAGAGTGCAGTGAGTGCGGTGAGGTACAATACGGATATGATAGCTTCAGATACTACTGTGCAAAATGTGGAAGTGACAATAGAGGAAAATAGGATGGATAATGTCAGCAGACAGGAGGCGATTGATGCAATAAACAGCCATTTTGGATTCAACATCGAGGAAGAATATGGGAGCGCAGTACAAGAGGTGATTAACGGCTTATCATCCGCAGAACCAGAAATCATTAGATGCAAGGACTGCAAAAATTCTGAGCACTGGTATGCAGACAGAAGAAGATGCTTTCTTTGGGTTGAAGATGGGATAAGTGTTTTCGACAACGGATTTTGCAATTATGCAAAAAGGAGGGGCAATGGATGACCTTATCAGCAGACAGGCGGTAATTAATAAAATCAACGAACGGCAGAGAAAGTTGATTTATTGTTTTGGCTTTGAGAATGATATGACCAAAATAATGAATATTGCAAAAAGCATTGTAACTGCCATCCCATCCGCACAGACGACAGATGTGCAAGAAGCATATTATAGAGGCAAGATTGACGGGATCAAAGAATGCATGGCAAGGGTCGAAAAAGTGAACAAGGAGTTTGCAAATGAATGACACGATTTACAGGCAGGATGCGATTAATTCAATCAACAATATTTGCCCGGTAGATACAGAATACGATTGCACATTGTTGGACAGGGTGGATGTCAGATGCGTTTTGTCGGATTTACCATCCGCACAGCAAGAAGATTATACGGAGTTGAAGAAAGAATTCCTCCGAATGGCATCATACATAGATGTTCTACTCGAATGTTCAGATGAACAAAAGGAAACACTAATCGGGTTTATTTCACGGCTTGCAGAGTTTATGCCGTGGACAGAGGAAGGTGAACAGGATGGCTGAATTTACAGGCAGTAATAGCAAATCTATAAATGTTGGTGAACACGTTATTTTTGAAAACAATACCGATTTAAATTTTGAAGTTAGTGCTGGTATTGTTTTTCATAAAAGTGGAATTTATGATGTTTCGGTTGGAGAGAAAAGAATATCAGTATCAAAAGTAGCAATTAAACCGCAACAACAATGGATCCCTGCCAATAAAAAACTACCAGAGAAAAATGGTATTTATATCGTTTCTTACGAAGATGCAGTCACGTGTTTAGCGTGGTTTAACGGGAAATGGTTTTTCTACCAATCTAACCCAGCAAGAGAAGAAACAGGAACTATCACAGCGTGGTGCGAATTTCCAGAACCATATAGAGGTAAGCAAGAATGAAAGATGAAAATTTTTTAGTCGATGTTATATCACGGATCTGTAATTACGCAGTCAAAAATGGATATGAAGCGGATGAAACATTAAAAATAATTTCGGAAAACATTTTAACACTTCTGGAAATATCAACATTTAATAATTGGAAAGAAGGCGGTGATCTCAATTGACTAACGGCGAAAAATATAAAGATAAAATACTGGAAAAGGAGAATAAAAATATGAATATTTTGGATATTAAACCCGTAATTTGTCCGATCTGCAAGACTGAAATGCCATGCAAATTTATTCAGATGCATGAGCTGAGTAATGCAAAAGAATATAAGATTTTATACCGCTGCAATAAGGACACAAGGCACAGTTTCTGGGGCGATTGTTATGATTATGAGCTGAAAGAAAGGCTGGTGGAAAAATAATGGACTATAAACTGAAAATCCGTCTGGACAAGGGTGCCTTCCCGCCGATCCGTGAGCATAAGGAAGATGCGGGTCTTGATCTCAGAGCTATGAAGGGCGGCAGGATCACGCCGCACGGATCCATGGTCTTTCACACCGGCGTACACGTGGAGTTGCCACCAGGAACCTGTGGCATGCTGATGAGCAAGTCCGGACTCAATACCAGGTACGGTATTACCAGCACAGGGCTGATTGATGAGGGATTTAGCGGCGAGATACTCGTTAAGCTGTATAACCACAGCGCAGAGTCCTATATGGTTATGGCTGGGGATAAGATCACGCAGCTGGTGGTCGTGCCGATCCTGAGACCGGAGTATGAAATTGTAGATCAGATCAAAGCAGGATCCAGGGGCGACAACGGTTACGGATCCACGGGGAGATAAACTACATGGAGGTAGATATGGGATATGTATATCAAGGGCAAGAGCGGACTCTTAAAGAGATCGCCGGCCTCGTCGGTATGAGTACCACGACGATCCAGACCCGGATGGCCAAAGGGATGTCCTTCGAGGAGGCGATCAGTACACCGCTGAAACGGCCCGCAACAACGTACGGCTGCAAGGCTACCTCTGCAGACGAGTGCTTTTCCTGCGAGTTCCCGGACTGTGTCCGAAAGGCTTCGCGTATCCTGACTGGCGAGCGGAAAGGCGAGAAGTACGAGTGCACAGATCACGGCGTGGAAAAGCGCATAGGTGAGAAACCTGTTAAAAAGAAGCGTAGAGGCGCGAAGCGGTACCTGTACATGGGAGAGAAAAGATCCATTGCAGAGATCGCGGAGATCACCGGGATCTGGCAGAATACCATCCGATATCGACTCAGTAAAGGGATGACGATCGAAGAAGCGGTTTCGCGTAAGCCTAATTATACGCGGAGTCACGGGGTATGTACCGCGAAATCCGGTGACGATTGCTTTAACTGCACGTTTTCGGACTGCGTACGACCGACAGACCGATTATTGAAAGACGAGAAACAAGGAGAAAAATATGGGAGACCAGTACACGCATCACATCGACGAGATGCTGACACACTGTAAGACAACATTGAACGCTAAGCATAAGGAATATGCGGACCCGAAGTCCGACTATCATAATTTTGAGCTGGCTGCGGAGCTGCAGAACTGTACGCCAGAGAGGGCCCTGATCGGGATGATGGACAAGCACGTTGTGTCCGTCCATGATATGGTAACGGCGATGGAGAGCGGATGGAAACCATCTACAGCTTATGTTCAGGAGAAGATCGGTGACAATATCAATTACCTGCTGATCCTATATGCGATGATCCTGGAAAGAGGCGCCCAAAATGAACCGGACGATTAGTTGTTGCAAAGACTGTCCCGACAGGACGGTGGAGCCGAACTGCCACATGACCTGCGAAGCCTATCTGACAGAGAAGGCCGAGTCGGAGCGGATCAAGTCGGCCCGGATCCGGGAAGCGCAGATCATTGCCTATACAAGAGATTCGATCCGAAAGCATAAGGATCCTGACAGGAGAGGATAGATTATGGGGAAGAAGTCAAGAGCAGGAAAGAAGTCGAAGCCGAAGAAGTTTGACCATTATGTCGAGTCCTTCATGGATGAAATGAAGAGCGACATTGAAAAGGAGTATGCCAAGTATATGCTGCCGGTAGCCGTGCAGGAGGCTTTCATGCTGATGCTGTCGATCAGCTGCGTTGTGCTGCATGACTACTATAAGTTCGGCAAAAAGCGCATGGGTGACTTCGCAGAACACGTACTGGACTACTTTGATAGTATCCAGAGCCGGTACGTCACGATCGATGAGGTAGCGGATGAATTCACCCGGATGACCGGTCTGCGGTATGCCCTGACCGCGGAGGACTCAGATACACTGTCTGCCTTCGGCATGCAGGGGTTGATTGAGGAACTGCAGATGCAGGAAAAGCAGAAGCAGTACTGGGCCGATCGAAGAGCCCAGGGATGGCTCAGTAATGAAAACCGTTACGGGCAGACCGTGCGATAAGGCTGTAAGTTGCAACAAGTTGCTGGTAAGGCTGTAAGTCGTTGGTAATGCTGCGGTTAAATTGCCTGTAATGCGGAGGTTAAGTTGCAAGTTTAAAGTGAAATTCAATCGAGATTCAATTGAGATTCAATCGAGATTAAAGTGAATTTAAAGTGAGGTGACGTATCTATGAAGCTGGGTGTTGTGGACTATATCGTGCAGATACTTCTATGGGCCGCTGGTGCTGCCGGCCTGATATGGGGCAATGGTAATCTGACTCTGTGGGCCGGTCTTAATCTGATCGCAGTCAATGTGATGATCAGGAAGGGCTGAGTATGGACAAGATAGAACGATTGGTATATTTAATCACCAGAGAAATTGAGGAAAGACCGGCGATGGAAAATTTCAGTCGGGCGGAGTATCAGGAGATGCTGAAACGGATCGCCGCGTGGATCCGCGAGAAGAGACGGTGATCGATAATGATTATGAAATTAATCCTGATCGGAGCCGGTTATCTGGCAGGTGTGTGGAGCGGCATCCTGATCCTTGCTTTGATGGAAGCATCTAAACGGGATGAATAGAGAAAGGAGGTGTACATGCCAAAAGAATACCAGCCGAAAACCAAGTATTCATTGCCTCATAATGAGTACATGCAGATGGTCTATCTGGTACGGGACTACGACCGAATGAAGACAGAGTACGAAATGCTGATCGAGGAGTCACCACCTCCGCCGGACGGGATGCCCAGAGGAACGAAGACGGGGGATCCGACCTCTGCAAAGGCGCTGCGGTTAAGCGACCTGAAACGAAAGATCACTGCGGTGGAGGAAGGTCTTGCTACCGTTCCGGAAGAATACCGGAAAAGCGTATATCTTAATGTTGCGTACCGGATCCCGTACGATGCGAGATATGTATCGATCCGAACATACAGCTATCATAAATCAAAGATGATGTGGACGATCTTGCGTAAGCTGCAGGCATAATATACGCAAGGATTACGCAAGTATTACGCAAATAAACTATCTAAAAAATACAGCGGACCTGCAAAAAATACAGCGGACCTGCAAAAAATACAACAGACCTGCAAAAATACAGCGGACCTGCAAAAAATACAGCGGACCTGCAAAAAATACAGCGGACCTGAAAAAATACAGCGGACCTGAAAAAAAATATTTGCGCAACAGGGGAAAAAATATGTGGTATTATGATACAGAGAAATCGTATCTTTAAGGGCATTTACGATTTCAGGATTTCATAATCTATCTCCGAAAACGCATATCATAAGAGAATTCTCGCATTAACCGGCAAAGGTGAAAAACCTCTGCCGGTTTTTGTTTTGCGCGAAAGACATCCGGTCGGGAAAGTGAGGTGATCAGGTATGACGGAAAAACAGAAAAGATTTGCGGAGGAATATCTGATTGACTGCAACGCAAAGCAGGCGGCAATCCGGGCAGGATATTCCGAGAAAACGGCGAAAGCAATTGGCGCTGAAAACCTGACCAAACCAGACGTAAAAAGGTACATCGATGAGCGGTTGGGAGAGATCCGCAGCCGTAAAACAGCAGATGCCCGCGAAGTGATCGAGTATCTGACCTCAGTGCTGCGCGGGGAATCTGTAGGCACGGAACTGGTTGTCGAAGGCGTAGGGGACGGATGCTCAGAGGCGAGAGAGGTCCAAAAGGCGCCATCCGAAAAAGAAAGGCTCAAAGCTGCGGAGCTTCTGGGCAAGCGATTCGGCCTCTGGACAGAAAAAATAAATCTCGATGGGTCGGCATCCGTTAAGATCGTCGATGACATTGAGTGCAATAAGGGTGATTGTGAATGAGTACTGTCCGATTAACGGATATCATAGCCCCTCAGTTTTATCACATTCACAAGGATATCAAGTTGGGCCTGCACACCCATTACAAACTCTACGGCGGGCGAGGATCGACGAAATCATCCTTCATATCTATAGAGATTATATTCGGCATGATGCAGGATCCAGACGCCAATGCCGCGGTCTTCCGTCGGATCGGCAACACCCTGAGAGAGTCCGTATACGAACAGCTCCTCTGGGCGATTGATGCGCTGGGCGTCTCGCACCTCTGGAAGCAGAACGTGGCCCCGATGCAGCTGACGTATATCCCAACCGGGCAGAGGATTATTTTCCGCGGATGCGATGACCCGCTGAAAAGCAAGTCGATCAAGTTGCGGAAGGGATATTTCAAGTTCATCTGGTACGAGGAGCGCGCTGAGTTCGAGGGCGATGAAGATGAACGGTCCATTAACCAGTCTCTTATGCGAGGCGGGCCGAAATACGTGGTTTTCTATTCCTGGAACCCACCGAAATCATTGGATTCCTGGGTGAATCAGGATGTGCTGGTGCAGAGAGACGACACCCTCTGCAACCACAGTACCTACTTAACCGTACCGAAAGAGTGGCTGGGAGAGCAGTTCTATATCGAAGCCAACGAACTGAAGGCCCGAAAGCCGATGGCCTACCGGCACGAATATCTCGGTGAAGCGGTGGGAACCGGCGGAAAGGTGTTTGATAACGTCACGATCCGGCCGATCACGGATGAAGAGATCTCCCGCTTCGATCGGATCCGGCAGGGACTCGACTTTGGCTTTGCCGCGGATCCGCTGGCTTTCGTTCGGATGCACTACAACCGCCGGCGTCGTAAACTGTATATCTTCGGCGAGGTCTACGGGGTTAATCTCAAGACCAGAGTTGTCTGTGACATGATTAAGAAGCTCAATCCGGAAAACAGCATCATCACAGCGGATTCCGAGGAGCCGCGGTCCATCGATTCATTTAATGATGAGGGGTTGCGGGTTATCCCGGCCAAGAAGGGACCCGGAAGCGTGGACTACGGGATGCGGTTTCTGGCAGAGGACATCGACGAGATCGTGATCGATCCGGTCCGCTGTCCGAACGCTGCGAGAGAGTTCACCAGCTATGAGCTGGAGCGCGATCGGAACGGAAATTTCAAGGGAGGATATCCGGATAAGAACAATCACGCGATCGACGGCACACGCTACGCCCTGGAGGCCGATATGACGCGCAGGAAGGCCAAGATCAAAAGCAAGAAAGCAATAGGAGTATAGCCTTATGTATAAATTCACTTATCCCGCGGCCCTGTGGGATGAACAGCGGGTCAATAAGACGCTGGTCCGGCGCCTGATCGACAAGCACTACGCTATGCAGGAGCCGAAAAGGAAAAACTATCGGTACTATATCGGAGAGCACGATATTCAGAACCGCACCCGGAAGGACGACAACGCGCCGAACAACCGGATCATCTGCAATCACGCGAAGGATATAACGGATACCGCATCCGGTTATTTTATGGGTTCTCCGATCACGTACAAAGGAGACGTGGATCAGGACATCGAACCGCTTTTATCTGCGTTTGACAAGGGCGGAGTGGATGATGTGGACGCGGACAACGCCATAGATCTGTCCGTGTTCGGGCTCACTTATGAGTATGTGTACGCCAATCGGGACGGAGACCCGGTCAGCAAGGCTCTGAGCCCGCTCAACACATTTATCGTATATGATGACACGATCGAAGAGAATGAACTCTTCGGCGTGTACTACTGGGCGCAGAAAAATGACGAAACCAACCGGACGTATTTCGTTGCGACCGTGGTTACGGCCAACCTGAAATACGAATTCTATCTGGAGTCAAAACCGGAATATAAAGGCCGGACCAACCAGAAGGATGACCCGTTTGAATACGCGGAAAGCATGGGAGAGCCGCATTACTTCGGCGCGATCCCGATCATCGAGTACCTGAATAATAAAGAAGCCCAGGGCGATTTTGAAATGCAGATCCCGCTGATCGACGCCTACAACAATTTGATGAGCGACCGGGTAGACGACAAGGATCAGTTTATCGATTCCATCCTTGCCCTGTATGGCGCGATCCTCGGCGACACGACCGAAGAAACGAAAGAAGCGCTGGAAACACTGAAACAAGAACGCCTGCTGGAACTGCCGATCGACGCGAAAGCGGAGTACCTCACCCGTCAGATGGATGAAGGCGGTGCAGAGACACTCCGAACGGCGATCAAGGAAGATATCTACACTTTCAGCCATGTTCCGAATCTGACCGATGAGAGCTTTAGCGGCAATGCATCCGGTGTAGCACTGGAATACAAACTGCTGGGCCTTGAGATGCTCACTAAGATCAAAGAGCGGCATTACCGGCGGGGCCTGAAGAAAAGGATCCAGCTGTACTGCAATTTCCTCGGTCTGAAACAGATTTCCGTCAATGCCGGCTCCATCGTGCCAACCTTCACACGAGCACTGCCGAAGAACCTGCAGGAGATCGCCGGTATCATCTCCCAGCTGCAGAATCGTGTCAGCGAAAAAACGCTGCTGAGTCTGTTGCCGTTCGTGGAAGATCCGGATGGCGAGATCGAAACGGTCCGGGAACAGAAGGAAGAGGCCGTACAGTTCCAGCGGGATACCTTCGACATCCGGGCCAACACGCCGCCTGAGACTGAAGAAGAAGCAGCCGAGGAAGAAACAGAGGAGTGATCTGAATGGCGGGCAATGCGTATTGGAAAAACCGGCAGGCCTGTTTGATGTACGGGCGAATGGATGACGCGGAAGTCGCAGCCCAGACCGTTGCGCGGATCTACTCGAAAGCATCTCTGGAAATCAACCGCCGCATGGCGGATATCGTACGCGTCTACGGCAATCGGTGGAACCTGACGGAAAAGGAAGCCCGGGATCTGCTGGACAGTATGGAAAGATATGATCTGCCGGCGCTGCGGAAAGCCGCGGCCACGATCACGGATCCGAACAAGCGGCAGAAGATTCTTAGAGATCTTGAGACACCGGCCTATCAGGCCCGTATGCGTCGCCTGGAAGAGCTGCAGAGGCAGATTGACCAGATGATGCGAGACGTGTACCAGCAGGATCGTCGTACGCAGGCAGGTCATTACCGGAGCATGGGAACCGACGCCTACTACCACGGCATCTACGACGTGCAGCGCCAGGTCGGCTTTCAGTTCTCATTTGCTCATATTGATCAGAAAGCCTTCGATCGGCTTTTGAAATCCAAGTGGTCCGGAAAGAACTACTCAGACCGGATCTGGGCCAGTACACGGCAGGTGGCAGATACAGTCAAACAAGAACTCATGCTTGAGATGCTGACCGGCAAGACCCTCGATGACTGCGCAGAAGCGATCCAGCGTCGGTTCCAGGTGGGTGCGTTCCAGTCAAGAAGACTGATCCGCACCGAGTCCAATTTTGTCTCCGGCCAGATGCAGCAGCAGGCCTATAAGGAGTGCGGATCGGATTATTATGAGTACGTGGCCACTCTGGACAGCAAGACTGACGAAGAGTGCGGAGCTCTGGACGGAAAGCGGTTTAAGATCTCCGAAGCGCAGCCGGGCGTCAACATGCACCCGATGCATCCATTTTGTCGCTGCTCTACCGTGATCGCGCTGGACGATGGTGTGAAAGCGGATCTGAAAAGACGCGCCAGAGATCCGAAGACCGGCGAACAGAAAATGGTACCGGCGTCCACGTCTTATGAGCAGTGGGCAAAGGATAACGGGCTCCGGACAAGGGCTAAAAGAGTGACCGGCCCACCGCTGAAGGCTAAGGCACCGGCGTCAACGCCAGCGCAGACACCATCAACGCCAGCTAAATCAGATGAGCTTACGGAGCGCAGAAAAAGACGTGCCGAAGAATATAAGGCAAGAAAAGGAGATCGAACCACCATATCGTTTGACTTTAAAGGGCATGATGATAAATTCAAAGACGCGAGAGCCCTAATATTGCAACTGGCTGCGCAATATCAAACACGGCTCCAGACCGTGATTATAGGCGCCGAGAAAGCTGCGGGGGCGGTTCAAGTCAGTGGTGCGGTTATGAAATTGAACACGCCAGCTGTCAATACTGTGCTTCATGAGTTCGGTCACACCATTGCAGGGTATAGGGCTAATAAGCTTGGGCTCACAAAGGATGACGACTTTTGGAAAGAAATAAGAACGATACGTCGAAAATACATGAAAGATGTGGGAGACGATGTGAATAGATGGATCAGTCCATACGAGCACAGCTCGGGAGATCCCGATGAATTTTTCGCTGAGGCTTTTGCGCACGCGAAGATGCGCGAAATGGGGGTTCCGATTCCTTCACAATATGGTTCGGATTTCACATACTCTCAGCAAGTTCTTGATACGGTCGAAAAGTATTTTGGTAGGGATCTGAGGGCCAAAACCAAGAAAGCAAACGGGCAGCCGAAGAGTGCCAAACACATTAGGTAAGGCCATGCAGAGATGGCTGGAAGAAAGGGGGTTAGGCATATGATCACAGGAAAGCCATACTTCCTGAGCAATCCAGACTGGTATGTCTTTAACGAAGAGGAATTCCGGTACGATCTGACCGATAAGGCCCCACCGGAAGCGGTCCAGTCTTACAAGGAATTCTATGAGCTACTGGATTCAACTATAGACAAGGAATAGCGCCTGAAAGGGCGCTATTTTAGTGAGGAGAAAAAATGAAAGGAGAGGTGTATATGACTTTCGGCGAAGCAATGGAAGCCGTGAAGAACGGTAGACGTATTCAGCGCGATGGTTGGAACGGAAAAAGGCAGTACGTTGAGCTGGTCACTGATCTGTCGTATAAGAATGCAGCGGGAGAGATTGTTAATGCTGATCACCAGACAATGGGGAACCGGGCTCTGGCTTTTGTCGGTACATCAGGCGTCCAGATCGGATGGCTGGCCAGTCAGGCAGACATGCTTTCTGAAGACTGGAAAATTGCTGAATAAAGGCGGTCGAAATCACACTGGCAGTTATTCCAGCGGTGATGTAATTGGGAGGTCAAAATGACGAAAGTGTTTTTATCACAGCCAATGCGCGGAAAAACGGAAGAGGACATCCTGAGAGAGCGTGAAGAAATGATCCGTTTTATAGAGTCTGAATTCAGTCCCGAGATTGAGATCCTGGACTCTTATTTTGAGGATTACAACCCGGAAAACGGATGCATCCCTCTCAAATACCTGTCCAAGTCGTTAGACATTCTCGCGGATGCAGATCTTGCCGTTTTTGCAGAAGGATGGCAGGACGCGAGAGGCTGCCGGGTCGAGCATATATGCGCTGTTGAGTACGGCATAACGGTCATTGAAATGGAGGATCTGTAATGAAAATCAAAGCAATCAAAGACTTTGTCGATCAGAACACCAGAGAGTATATCAAAGCCGGTATGGTGCTGCGGAATCTTCCAGTCAAGCGCTGCAAGGAACTGATCGAGAAGGGCGTAGCCGTTGAAGTCAAAGAGTAGAAAGGAACACATCATGAAACTCAATTTGAGCACACCATGGCAGACGTTTTTTAGTGAATTGGAAGCGCTGTTTGGCAAGGATCCGGACATCACACTGGATTTTAACAACGACAATAACATCATCCTGTACGTTGACGGGGAACAAAAAGCATCTGCTCTGTCTCAGCTGCTTCCTGCCGAGAAGGTCTTCGGCAACGTCCGGATTAATATCGTTGTAGTACCTTCCAACACACTGGGCAAATCCACGGAAGAGCTGTTCAGGGTAGCATTCAAGGACAATCCGGTACTGTCCTATGTTGCATCGGAGAACAAGGGTATGTTCGCGATGGACTACGTTGTATTCAAGCATGAAGTCGTACAGTTCTTCAATGACGACCTCTCTGATATCAACGGCAACTGCACAACACTGTACGAGGACATCGCAAGAGATGTCTTTGAAGATGTACAGATCCAGTTCTGTACGGACGCAGAGGGTAATCCAGGAGAGCCAACGGTGAAATGATTGCTTATTTGCTAATCCTGATCATCGGTCTGCGCATGGACTTCCAGTGGCCCTTCTGGGTCCTCTGGGGCATCGGCGCAGGGTGGCATTTCTTATACTGGGCGTCACAGGAGACTGATGAATAACACAGAAGCGCCTCAATACGGGGCGCTTTTTTATATGACGCAAGAGCGCCCCGTAATGGGACGCTTTTTTAACGCGCGCCTGTAGTTTAAACGGCCAGAACACTTTTGAAGATCCGGGTTCGAGTCCCGGCAGGCGCAAAACGAGATATTTCAAAGAACCCGGCGGGCGTCTGAACACCGGGGGCAGAGAAAGAAGGGAAACCATGGCAGAAGAAACAAGAACTGAAGAAATCATTGAAACCGATCCAATGGACACCAGCGGACAGCAGGACGAAGGCGGACAGGAATCCAAGCCAATGACTTTTGACGAACTGCTCAAGAGCAACAAGGAGTATCAGGCAGAGTTTGACCGCAGAGTCAACAAGGCGACCAACACGGCCGTCGATAATGCGAGAGAGAAGTGGGAAATGATCACCGACGAAAAGGTCAGTGAGGCGGAGAAGCTGGCCAAAATGACGAAGGATGAACGCGACCGCTACAATCTCCAGAAGCGCATCAAGAATCTGGAAAAGAGAGAAGCCGAGATCACGAAGAAAGAACTGCAGGCCACGGCGAAAAACGCGCTGGCCGAAAAAGAGCTTCCGGTGGAACTGGCAGATCTCCTGAACTACACCGATGCAAAAGCCTGCAACGACTCCATTGAAGCGCTTGAGAAGGCGTTCCAGTCTGCCGTGGGAGCAGCTGTGGAAGAACGGCTGAAAGGCACGGAAGCTATGAAGAAAGCACCGGCCAAGTCCGAAGAGGACGAACTTGCAGAACTGTACAAGATCGCCCGGGAAGCGGCGAAACGAAGATAATACGACAGGAGGGTTATTATGCCTATCAACACTATTACATACGCTAAGATCGTACAGAACGTACTCGATGAGAACGCTGTACGCGACATGACGACCGGTTGGATGGACGCCAACGACGATCAGGTGAAGTACAATGGCGGTAACGAAATCAAGATTGCCAAGCTGAGCACACAGGGTCTCGGTACGTATGATCGCGACGAAGGTTACGCACAGGGCGCGATCACACTGGCATGGGAGACCAGAACCATGACGCAGGACAGAGGCCGTAAGTTCCAGCTGGACGCTATGGACGTGGATGAAACCAACTTCCTGGCGACGGTAACGAACGTAATGAACGATTTCCAGGTGGAGCATGTCGTCCCTGAAATCGATGCTTACAGACTGTCCAAGATTGCAGGCGAAGCAATCACTGCAAATGTTGCCGGCATGGTAACGACTGGCCAGACGATCGCGGCAAATCCGTCCACTCTGGCTACTCTGAGAGCCATCAAGACCGGCATCAGCCGTATCCGTGAGAAGGGTTATTCCGGTCAGCTGGTTGTACACGCAACCGACGCCGTAGTACTCGAACTGGAGATCGAACTGGCCGGCAGACTGACCACGGTTACCTGGTCTCAGGGCGGTATCGATACGCAGGTTCCTTCCATTGACGGCGTTCCTATCATCGCGACTCCGTCCAACAGAATGGTCACTGCGATCACTCTGTACGATGGCAAGACCGCAGGCTCCGGCTCCGATCCGGATCAGACAGTCGGCGGTTTCGTGAAGGGCGCTACAGCTAAGGACATCAACTTCCTGATCCTGCCGATGGCGACTCCGATTGCAGTAACCAAGCAGGACAAGCTGAGAATTTTTGATCCGAACACCAACCAGAAGGCCAACGCGTGGGCAATGGACTACAGAAGATATCACGATCTGTGGATTCCGGACAACAGACTGAATTCTGTGTACGTGAATGCAGGTGCATAGTGGTCCGCGTTGTAAACACATCGGTCGAGAGGATCGTACCTGAGAAGGATCTCGCAAAATGGGCGGCGATGGGCTATAAGCCGATCGATCCGTCCATCGAGATCCCAACAGAGGAAGAGGCGGCTCCAGAACCGGATCCGGAACCGGAAAAGGAAACGCCGAAAATTGAGATTCCATCCAATCTGGAATCCATGAAGACCAGAGAACTCCGTAAGCTGGCTGATAAGATCGGCGTGCAGGGCTACCAGAACATGGACAAGGCTACGCTGATCGCGGTCATCCAGAATCACTGAGGAGGTGATCCCTATGTCGGATCTTGAGATGGTCAAGGCCCTGACCGGGGACGCCGATGAGACGCTGCTGACCGTCCTGCTGCAGGAGGCAGAGGAGCGGATCCTGTCCGAGACCCGGCGGTCTACGATGATACCGGCCCTGCGTCCTGCCGTCCGGTCGTGGGCAATTACCGCCTACAACCGGCTGGGCATGGAAGGCGAAACGTCCCGGTCCGAGGCGGGTATCACGTCATCTTTTGTCGAGATCCCTAAGGACGTTTTAGACGCGATCGTGACCTACCGACTGGCACGAGTCGGCGGTAAGGCGCACGAGAGCGCCGAGGAGGATAACAATGCGGATGAGACGACGACTGGTTAAGACCTACGCGCTCAGGCGCCGCATCAAAAGCAAGGACGCAGAGGGCGGCAGCGTGATCACGTGGTCTGAGCCGGTCACGATCCGCGCCACTACATGGCAGGCATCCGGCAGGGTACTGGCGGAGATGTACGGCGAGAGACTGGCATACATGCGAAACATGGAGTATGAAGGCACAGAGGAAATCAAAGAGAATGACGGCCTCTGCATCTTCGTCGCCCCGGACAGCAAGCCGGACTACCGCGTCGTATCGGTCAATGCCAATTACCATCCTACTATCATCTTGCTGGAAGCCCTGCACTGAGGAGGTGAGCCCGGATGGCAAGCGTTGTGATTGGCGACAAGGAACTTCTGCGGAAGCTGGACAAGCTGGATCAGATTAAGATCGACTCTGTCATGCGCAAGCAGGCAGAGGTCGTCCGGGCAGCTGCGGTCTATGCGGTCCCGGTTGATACCGGAGAACTCAAGAGCAGTATCCATACGGCAATTGAGCACCGAGACGGCGGTACGCAGGGGATTGTCTACACCAATAAGGAATACGCGCCCTATGTTGAGTTTGGTACCGGCCCTGTCGGACAGGCTCATCACGCGGGGATCGCTCCGGATGTAGACGTGTCCTACCGGCAGACGCCGTGGGTGTACAAGAGCCAGAAAGATGGGAAATACTACTACACTAAGGGGCAGCCGGCAAGGCCTTACATGTACCCGGCGCTCAAAAACAATGAGAAGCGGATCATCAAAGGCTTTAAGGAAGGCATACAGAAAGAGATTGAAAAGGTGACGGAATGATAAACGTAAAAGATCAGGTATATGGCGCTATCAAGGACATTACGGAAAACGTCAGTGACGGATATCCGAAGGACTGGGCCAAGCTGCCAGCGATCCAGTACATGGAAGAAGAGAATGTTGTATTCGACTGGACCTACGACGCGAACAACCACTTTAAGGAAATGTCGTCCCGTCTCCGTTACCGGGTGGACATCTGGAACAACCAGTCTACCTCCGCTGCTGCCCTGGCTGTGGATGCTGCCATTTCCCCGCTGGGTCTCCGTCGGACGGCCTGCATGGACGTGGATGACCCGTCCGGGCTCAAACACAAAGTGATGCGCTACGAGGGGATCATCAACCACGAGGACCAGATGGTATACCAGGAAAACTTATAAAAGGAGTGATATAGATGTTAGCAAACGGCATTACGCTGTCGTATAAGGTCAAGAGTGCTGCGGGCACGACCTATACCAACATCCCGGGTCTCAAGCAGGTCCCGGAACTGAATAATGAAAAGGAGAGAGTGGAAAACACCGCTCTGTCCGATGAAGTACGGCTGTATGAATTCGGTATTGGCGATCCGGGTGATCTCGAATACCAGTTTCGGTATATGAACGCCGATGAAAAGCAGGGATACCGTACCATGAGAGGCTACGCGGACAATGGCACTGTGCTGTCCTTCCGCGAGACCTTCCCGGACGGGACTGTCTTCGCGTTTGACGCGCAGATCGATGTGCGTATGGGCGGAGGCGGAGTCAACGGTGTCATCGACTGGACACTGAGACCGGCCCTGCAGAGCAAGATTACCGTTACCGACCCGGCATAAGATGAGGTGAGCGAATGGCCGCGAAAGCAAAAGTAACTGAATTAAAAAGACCGTATGCCGTATGGAAGATCGGTGAGGAAGAGTGGAAATTAAAGCTGACAACCGCGGCGATCGTGGACCTGGAATCCAAGTATAAGGTAAATTTACTGGAACTTATGCAGGATAACACCGCCATCAGCATCCCCGCTCTCTCCGTCATGCTGGACATCACGCACAAGGCCCTGCAGAAATTCCACCACGGAGTCAGTAAGGAAGACGTGTATGACATGTTCGATCGCTATGAAGAAGAGGGCGGATCACAGCTGTCCTTCTACGGGACGGTGTTTATCGACCTCTATACGGTGAGTGGTTTTTTCGGGCGGAAGATGGCGGATCAGATCCGGGAGGGTCTGAGCGATCTGGAAGACAAGCTGTAGATCCGCCATCCGAGGTAAGACCGGAGAGTCTTACAGAGTATATATCCGGGTTGTATTCGGCGTTTCTGGACGCTGGATATGGCCCGGATTTTTTTTGGACGCTTTCAATTGGCGAGGTTGTCGATCTGCTGCACGCCTACGTGCGACAGCAGGAACGACGACAGGAGGAACGGAAGAGCATTACGAAGGATCTGACCTATGCCCTGTACATACAGGCGCAGCAGATCATCGACGCCCTTGCCGCCGGTCTCCAGAAAGACGCGCGTCTGACGCCACTGTCCAAGTGGTATCCGGATCTGTTTGAAGAGTCATCGGAAAAACAGGTCAATGCGGAACTCATGCGGTATCAGGCGCAGATGGAGAACTACGCAGCTGCTTTCAACCGCCGGTTTGAAGCAAAAGAGGCAGAAGCGAAAGTGGAAGCCGAGAATAAGGCAGGTGATCAACATGAGTGACACTGCATTATCGAGACTAAAAGTAATAATTGACACCAATACCAACGGGTACAAGAAGGGCATCAAAGAAGTCCAGAGCGTGACCCAGAACCTGACCCGATCAGTCAATGGGTCCATGTCCAAGGTGCGCAATATCGTCGCAGGGGCGCTGTCCATTGCAGCGATCACATCTTTCAGCAAGTCCTGCATCGAGCTGGGCAGCGATCTGGCGGAAGTCCAAAACGTCGTAGACGTGACCTTCGGCAGCATGTCCGAAAATGTCAACCAGTTTGCCAAAGACGCGCTGGAGGCCTACGGCCTGTCCGAGACCTCTGCTAAACGGTACACGTCCACCATGGGCGCGATGCTCAAGTCCATGGGCCTGACGACACAGCAGGCCTTCGACATGAGTACGTCCCTGACCGGGTTGTCTGCAGATATGGCGTCGTTTTATAATCTGGACACACAGACCGCATTTGAAAAAATCCGGTCCGGCATCAGCGGCGAAACCGAACCTCTCAAGCAACTGGGCATCAATATGTCTGTAGCCAATCTGGAGGCCTACGCGCTGGCTAATGGCATTACAAAGTCCTACAACGCCATGACCCAGCAGGAACAGGCCCTGCTGCGGTATAACTACCTGCTGTCCGTCACGGCAGACGCGCAAGGTGACTTTGCGCGGACTTCGGACGGCTGGGCCAATCAGACAAGGATCCTGACCGAGCGGTTCAACGCGCTGCGGGCATCCATCGGACAGGGGCTGATCTACGCTCTGACTCCGGTCATCCGGGTGCTCAACCAGCTGTTGGAAAGACTGCTGACTGTGGCAGATGCGTTTTCCAGCTTCATGGCGCGGATCACGGGCAATGACCGGTCAGTGCAGACCTCTGTCGGGGGCGCGGCTAAGTCCATGAGCGCCTTTGCGGATATGGCTGATACGGCGGAAGCGTCCACGGCAGGGATCGGTACGGCTGCAGAGGAATCTGCAGAAAAGGCCAAGAAGGCCGCGCGGTCCATCATGGCCTTTGATCAGATCAACAAATTGAATGCGCCGGATGAGAGTGCTGCAGCTGCGCAAGGGTCGGATGGCTTCGGCGGTCTGACCGCAGCGCCGATCACGTCCAGTTTTGTCGAAGCAGCCAATGCCGGCGAGCAGAAACTTAATCCGGCGCTGACCCGTCTGCTGGACGTGCTGGACAAGATCAAGGACAAACTGAAAGAGCTGGCGGGTCTGTGGAAGACAGGATTCAAGGAAGGTCTTGGAACGGTGAGCCTGGAACCGCTGAAAAACGCGCTGCAGAGCATTGGACGATCTTTGAGGAGCATCTTCCTCGATCCGGAGGTGCTGGGCGCATTGGATCGGTTCGTCAAACAGGCTGTGTACTCCGCGGGGCAGATCGCAGGGGCGTTTGTTTCTGTTGGTCTGACCATTGCCACCAACCTGATCGGCGGACTGTCGAAATATCTGGAACAGAATACGGCACGGATTAAACATTTCCTGATCAGCATGCTTGATGTCCGGACGGATATCTGGCGCATTGCCGGCGATCTTGCGGATGCTTTTGCGACGGTCTTCTCCGCATTCGGCGGGGAAGAAGGGCAGCAGGTCACGGCGAATCTCATCGGGATCTTCGCAGATGCCTTCATGGGTATAAATGAGATCCTCGGAAAATTCAGCCGGGACGTGTTCAACCTTCTGACGCAGCCGTTTATTGACAACGCTGATACGATCAAAACGGTGCTGGAAGGTCTGCTGGGCGTGATTGCGACAGTGACAGGCACCATCAAGACCCTGATCGACGATCTGATGGACAAGCTCAACGAGGTTTATGATCAGCACATCAAACCGCTGATCGATGCCATCGCGCAGGGATTGTCTGTGATTTTGGAGGCTGTTCTTGGATTTATCCAGTCGGACGTGTTACCTTTCCTGGAACATGTAGCCGAAAAGCTGGACGAATTCATCGGGGACCACGCAGGACCGATGTTCGAAGCACTGCTGGATCTGATCGGCGCTGTGGCAGATCTGATCAAAGCGGTCTGGGATAACATCCTCGTGCCAATCCTGACATGGATCTTCGATACCCTGCTGCCGGGAACCGGCAAATGGGGCGAAGATACTGCAGATATCGTGTTCACAGTCCTTGGCGTCATCACGGACGTGGTGACTCTCGTCATCAAAGCGGTGACGTGGCTGGTCAATTTTGTCACGAAGCTGGTCAATGGCGACTGGCGCGGCGCCTGGAACATGGCCAAGGGTATTTTCGAGACGGTCGGAAACGCGATCATTGCAACAGGTGAGTGGATCCGTACGAAGATCGGCGGGGCGTTCTCGGACATCAGGGATGGATCCATCGGCAAACTGTCCGGTCTGCATGACAGCGCGGTCCGGATCTGGGATAGGATCAAGACGACGTTCAAGAGCGCGATTGACTGGATCAAGGGCCTGTTTGACTTCAGTTGGAGTTTTCCTAAGATCCAGTTGCCTTCCTTCGACGTGACATGGAACGACATCGGCCTCGGCGTGTCTCTTCCGACAATCGGGGTCAGCTGGGCCTACTATGCCAAGGGCGGATTCCCGCCAGACGGTCAGTTGTTCGTCGCGGGTGAAAATGGCCCGGAAATGGTCGGTACCATGGGCGGAAGATCCGCCGTAGCCAACAATGACCAGATCGTGCAGGGCATCAGCACCGGCGTCTTTGAGGCAGTCTACAGCGCTATGCGGCGGATCCTGTCTGAGCAGCCGGAAAATGGCGGAGACACGATTCTCATGGTGGACTCGGTCGAGCTGGCCAGAGCCACCAACCGCGGAAACCGCAGACTGGACCGGCAGTTCAATCCATCAATGCAGTTTACTTAATATACAGTGCCGCTCTTCGGAGCGGCCTTTTTGTTTAACAGGAGGTATGCCATGGCATCAGAGACAATGATTACCGTTGACGGCGTGGCAATGCCGGAGCCGAGTGAGTTTACGTGGGGTGAGTCGGATATCTCCGCATCCGACGCCGGGAGAACAGAAGATCTCCTGATGCACAAAAACCGACTCGGGTCAAAACGAACCTTACACATAGCGTGGCAGAACACGGACTCAGCGACCACGTCACGGATCCTGCAGGCTTTTTACCCGGAGTACGTCTCCGTACGGTATCCGGACGCCCGCTCCGGGAGCTATGAGACGCGGACGTTTTACTGCGGTGACCGGTCTGCCCCGGTGCGGTACTGGTGGTACAACCACAAGCGGTACAGCACCGTGTCCTTTGATCTGATTGAGAGGTGATCCGATGATCAACGTCTCAACAGCCTTCAGAAATCAGCTGGCTGCCGGTAACCGCCGGTATGTGCTGACGGCGGATATCACGTTAAAAAATAACACGACACTATCCATCACCAATGCCGATATCTGGCAGGACAGCTTCCGGATCACGGATTCCGTGTCCACGGATGACAATTTTGACGTGGGCGCCGCGATCATCAACAGCGCCAGTCTGACACTCAATAATATCTATCCACTGACCGCCAGCGCCGGAAAATTCTCCGCCTACGATTTTACCGACGCGCGGGTAGTCCTGTACGTCGGACTCAACACCGGCAGCTCCACGGAGCGGGTCCGCAAGGGCACTTATACGGTGGATGAGGCCCGATATAACGGGTCCCTGATCGAGCTGTCCGTGTTGGACTACATGGCCAAATTTGACAAGCCGTACAGCGAGTCTACACTGACCTACCCGGCTACGCTGGGCGCGATCGTACGAGACGCATGTACCAGGTGCGGAGTCACCCTCAACACAGGTACGTTTCCGCATTATACGCACGTGGTACAAACCAAACCGGACAGCGACACCCTGACCTACCGCGAGATCATCTCCTACGCGGCGCAGATCGCCGGGTGCTTCGCACGGTGCGATGCTTACGGGAGACTGGAGCTCAAGTGGTTCCCTGCTTTCGGCACGTCCACGCCTGCGCTGCCGTCCACGTACAGTCACGATCTGGGCGTGGACAGTGTCACTATCACTGGTGTAACCGTCCGTCATACTGTTACCGATACCAATGGTGACGAGACCACGGTAACCGACACAGCCGGCGGAGCGGGATACATGATCACGATCGAGGATAACCCACTCATACAGGACGACTACGGCGACGATATCGCCGCGTGGTTGGGATCGCAGCTGATCGGGCTGACCTTCCGGCGCGGCGAGATGAGTCACCTGTCGGATCCGACCATCGAGGCCGGCGACGTGGCCAAACTGACCGACATCCGCGGCAATACGTACAATGTGCTGGTCAGCTCAACGACCTTTACCGCGGGCGGGGCGCAGACGACCCTGTCCAGCGCGCAAACCCCTCTCCGCAACAGCTCGCAGCGGTACGGAGCGATGGCCAAGACCTACGCAGCACTCAAAAAACGAATCGAGGCAGAAAAAACAGCCAGAGAACTGGCGTTAGAGACCTTCGGCCAGCGACTGGCTGAGAGTCCCGGATTTTATACCACCACCGAAACTCCGCAGGGTGGCGGGACGATCTTCTATATGCACGACAAGCCGGATCTGGAAGACTCCACGTATGTGTGGAAAATGACCGCAGAAGCGTGGGGCGTATCCACGGACGGCGGGCAGACCTGGAACGGCGGTATGACCGTAGACGGCGATACGATCGTGCGCCTGCTCTCTGTAGAGGGTGTGGACGCGGGATGGATCACGACCGGCGAACTGGTCGTAAGCAAGAATAATCAGGAAGTACTGTACGTGAACTGCGATACCGGCGTGGTCCGGATCATAGCGGACAGCTTTAGTCTGAGCAACGGCGATACGATCGATAGTATCGCGAGTGATGCCGCGGATACAGCTCTCGGGACGCTGACGCAGCAGGAGATATTCGACCGGCTGACCAATAACGGGGCGGCACAGGGGATTACTTTGCAAAATGGGCAGTTATACATATCTTTCTCCGTGGCGCAGGGCGGAACACTGACTTTAGGCGGGGCAAACAACGCAAGCGGCGTGCTGCAGCTCAAAGACAGCTCCGGCAACGTCAAGGCCACGATGGACAACACCGGTCTGACAAGCAGCGGATCTTACTCTAACAGGGCCACTAAGTCTGTGCTGGACAGTGGTAAGCTGGTTTTCTATATCAACAACAACAAGACACTTGAGATCGGCCCTTACGGGAGCATAGGATCCGGTGATTTCCAGACCGCGTTGTTCACTAACGGCAAACTGCTCTTCGCGCCGGATGTTGGCGTATCGTCTTCGAGTTTTACTTTTCAGGGCGACATACTTGTAACCGGCAACATCACTGTCAACGGCACCAAATCCCGCGCCGTATCCACGGACAACTACGCAGATCGTCTGCTCTATGCCTATGAGACTCCATCTCCATACTTCGGTGACCTTGGCTCCGCACAACTCGACGAGTATGGTGAGTGCATAGTAGACATTGACGACATCTTCTCGGAGACGGTCCGGACAGATCTGGAATACCATGTCTTCCTTCAGAAAGAAGGGCACGGAGACCTCTGGATCGCCGACAAACAGCGGTCCTATTTTATTGTCCAGGGAACTCCTGGTCTCCGATTTTCGTGGGAACTCAAGGCGAAGCAGGCGGGGTATGAAGCGGATCGTCTGGAAGTGAAGGAGGGCGAAGCATGAAGCAACTGAACAGTTTTACCGTCCTGAATGTGAATGGTGCAGACCGGATCTCCTACACCTACTCGGAGACCAACGAGCAGGGAGAACCGATCTCTACCAACAGCAAACGGAGCTTTTTTATCGGGGACGCGGATGTGTTGAGACAGGTCAATCAGATCCGCGAGTACATCCAGAAAAAGCTGGAGGAAACCGAATGATCACAAGAAATTACGAACTGGACATCATACCGGGGCGCCTGACGCCAACCGTCAAACTCAGTCAGTACGATGAGCGGTTCCGAGCCAACATGACACTGTTCGCGCGCGAGGGCGAATTTACGATCCGGTCCGGCACCACGGCAGAGCTCCGCGGCACCAAACCGGACGGATCGGAATATACGGAAGTATGCACCCTTGCCGGGAACGTCGCCACTTTCGGCGGGCACGGGGAACTGACCGACGTGTCCGGCACCGGTATTTTTGAGATATGTCTGATACATGGCGGGAAAGAGCTCTATACCGCCAATTTCTACATTGAGATAGAACCGTCACCAGCGGAAAGGGGGAACGGGAATTGATCACTCATGTACATCGATTAGATGTGGTCCCGGACGGGGCTAAGACAGTCGTACGGGTCAATCAGTACGACGAAGATTTCAACATTTTATTCCATTTATATGCCCGTGAGGGCGAGTTTGCGGTGGAATCCGGAACTACCGCAGCAATCCGCGGCACGAAACCGGATGGCAACGGCTACTCCGCGACCTGTACGCTGACTGTCGTCACAGAGGACGGAGAAGACGACGTGCAGGTACTCGTAGCCGGTCACAAGCAGATGACCGCGGCTGCCGGTCTCGGCGAATTTGAGATCACACTGTACAAGTCCGATCAGGAACTGAGTACGGCTAATTTCACTCTCTCGATCGAAAGGGCCGCTCTGGACAAGGATACACCAGCATCCACGTCGGTCGTAAGAGAACTGGTCAACGTTATGGACCGCGCGGATGAGATCATCAATGCCGGTCAGCAGTACGAAGACTCACAGCATGCTATGGAAGAACTGACCGCGCGGTCGGAAGCGGCTGCGAGTGCTGCAGAGGAGTCCCAGACTGCCGCCGCGCAGACTCTGGCGGATATCCAGGCGGAATACGAGTCGGAATCTGCGGATCTGGCGCGCACGATCAATGCGGCGGAAGAGTCCATCGAAGAAAAGAGACAGACCATCGCGTCTCTTGTGGTTACGTCCAACCAGACTGCTGCAGAGGCTCTGAATAAAGCGTCCAACGTTGAAAACGACGTGGCAGATGTGGCGACGGACGTAGCAAGAATGGAAGACTCAATCCAGTCTCTTGAGACATCCCGCGCGTCCCATCTGGCCAATCTGACTGTGATCAATGGCGCGCTGTACGGCATCAACGAGGAGGGCGATATCATCACCGATCCAATCGAGGGCATCGGCGGAGGCGGCGGTGGCGGTGGCTCCTCCGCAGCTACCAGTGTGATCACGATCACCAACACATCCGGCTTTAACGGCAAGACTATCGCGGACGGCGACAGTATGCCACTCTCCATCAGCTGGTCATCCGTAGAATCAGAAATGCCTACGGGCAACGGCTCCCTTAGGATCCTCGTAAATAACGTCCTTAAGGCGACCCTGAACGATGTAGCGCAGGGCGAGGTAACAGTAGATGTGGCCCCATATCTGACCGCCGGATCCAATACCGTACGTATGACGGTTGTCGATATGTACGATAACAGCCGGTATACGGCCTTCCAGATCACGGTAGTGGCGATCAGTCTTTCTTCTACATTTGACTCGACTACGGCCTACGAAGGCGCGATCACGTATCCTTGCACGCCAACCGGTACTGTACAAAAGACTATCCACGGCCTGCTGGACGGCAGGGAGATCATCACGCAGACCACGTCCGTTTCCGGCCGGCAGATGTCCTTTACCATTCCACAGCAGTCTCACGGCGCGCATACGCTGGAGTTTTATTTTGATTGCCAGATCAACGGCCAGACGGTAGAATCCAACCATCTCTACCACGAGATCATCTGTATCGAGCCGCTGAACAACACGGTTATCATCACGAGCTCTTACAACAAGAGTACCGTAGAGCAGTACACTACGATCCAGCTGCCGTTCAGCGTTTACGATCCGCGCAGTCTGACTGCAGAGGTCAAGATCTACGACGGTGAGGATCTGCTGACCACGCAGACGGTAGACCGGACAGAGCAGTCCTACTCCTACCGCTGCAATGACTACGGCGAAAAAACTATCAAGCTGGTATCCGGCGGCACAACCAAGACGATCCAGTTTACGGTCACGGAGTCCGACATCGACGTGGAAGCGGAAACCGACAGTCTGGTGCTGTACCTCTCCGCGCAGGGAAGATCCAACAACGAAGAGAATCCGGGCACATGGACCTATCAGGATATTGCGGCTACGTTCAGCGGATTTAATTTTGCAAGCGACGGCTGGCAGACAGACGCTGAGGGCATCACAGTACTGCGGGTATCCGGCAATGCAAGGGTTACGATCCCGTACAAGCTCTTTGGCACGGACTTTAGACAGACCGGCAAAACGATCGAGATCGAGTTCGCGACCCGGAACGTGCTGGATTACGACACGCCGATCCTGTCCTGTATGAGCGGTGGCAGAGGTCTCAGCATGACCGCCCAGCAGGCGACACTGATTTCCGAGCAGTCCACCGTTACGACGCAGTACAAAGAGGATGAGCACGTCCGCCTGACCTTTGTGGCGCAGAAGCGCACGGAAGACCGGCTCCTGATGCTCTACGTCAACGGCATCCCGTCCGGCGTCGTACAGTATCCGCCGGACGACGACTTTGCACAGATCAGTCCGGTCAATATCAGCATTGGATCGGGCGACTGCACGATCGACCTGTACTGTATCCGCGTCTACGACAACAACCTGACACGGCACCAGGTACTGGACAACTGGATCGCAGACACACAGATCGGTGCAGAAATGCTGGCGCGCTATACGCATAACAACGTATACGATGCCTACGGCGCGATCGTAACGAGCCGTCTGCCATCCAATCTGGGTTACTTTGTTTTCGAGGCAGAGGAGCTGCCACAGTATAAGGGCGATAAGAAGACCGTCAAGGGGTCCTACGTGGATCCGGTCTATCCGACCAAGTCCTTTACTTTTGACGGCTGTGAGATGGACGTACAGGGCACATCCTCTGCACCGTATGCACGGAAGAATTATGACTTAAAATTCAAAGGCGGATTTGAAATGCGCTCCGGTCATGAAACGTCCTACGAACTGGCGACCGGGGTCATTCCTTTTAATCGGTTTGTTATTAAAGCGGATGTCGCATCCTCGGAAGGTGCGAACAACGTCGAATTGGTCAAACTGTACAATGACATCTGCCCGTACAAAACGCCGGAGATGGAAGCGGATCCACGGGTACGCTGGGGTATCTACGGGTTCCCGATCGTCGTCTTCTGGTATGACACCATGACGGAGACGACCACCTTCATGGGCAAGTACAATTTCAATCTGCCTAAGAGAGCGCCGGAACCGTATGGATACAGCGGTGAGCTGGAATCGTGGGAATTCCAGAACAATACGTCCGACCGTATGCTCTTCAAGAGCGCGGACTTCGACGCGGACTACACGGACCCAGAAACCGGCGAAACCTATAAGGCATGGAGAAATGATTTCGAGGCAAGATTCCCGTCCGACGAATGGACGAATACGGCTATTTTGAAGGAGTTTGTCAGCTTCATTGTGTCCACAGACCGTGATCAGGCGACCGGCGACGATCTGGATAGCTCCGTTACATACGACGGCGTGCAGTACACGACCGACTCCAGCGCGTACCGACTGGCGAAATTCAAGGCGGAATTTGCGAGCTACGCGGAACTCGACTCGTTTATCTTCTATTATATATTCACGGAATTATTCCTCATGGTGGACTCCCGGGCCAAGAACCTCTTCATCGGCTTTAATGGCTCCCCGGTCACCGCATCCGGAAGAGTGGCAACCAGAAAAGCCACGGCCCAGCCGTACGATATGGATACCGGCCTCGGTACCAACAACGAAGGGTCTCTGGTATTTGGCTACGGTCTGGAGGATACCGACCACCTCGGCGTGGATACGGATATATTTAATGGCCAGAATTCCGTCCTCTGGTGCAATCTGCGAGACGCTTTCCGAGCGGAAATTGTACAGATGTACAAGACGCTGCGGAGCTCCGGCGGTCTGTCCTATGCAGAGGTGCAGAGACGCTACGAGGAGCACCAGTCCAAGTGGCCGGAAGCGATTTGGATCGAGGACGCATGGTTTAAATACATCGACCCGCTGATCGCTCCGGATCCGGGCAAGGAGCCGACTGCGGTATACCTGCCGATGATGCAGGGATCCAAAGCGGAGCAGCGCAAATGGTGGCTGATCAACCGCTTTAAATATATGGACTCCAAGTGGAACGCGGGCGATGCGCTGGCGCAGGTCATCCAGCTGAGAGGTTATGCCAAGGCCGATATCACCGTGACGCCGTACGCGGATATCTATCCGACGATCAAGTACGCGTCCTACCTCGTACAGGAGAGAGGACAGCACGACGTACCGACTACGCTGGCCTGTCCGATCGATACCCTCAACGACACGGAGATCTATATCTACAGTGCGCCGCAGCTGGCAAGCATCGGCGATCTGGCACCGCTCAAGGTAGGCCTCGTAGATATCTCCATGGCGACAAGGCTGCAGTCCCTCAAGATCGGCGACAGCAGCGCATCCTACAGCAATACCAACCTGTACAGCTTGTCCCTCGGCAGCAACGTACTGCTCAAGACCATCGACGCGCGTAACTGCTCCGGTCTGGGCGACACGACGCAGGAGGGGCACACGCAGACATCCGTAGATATCTCCGGCTGTGAGATCGTAGAGGAAGTGTACTTTGACGGTACCAAGATCCAGGGCCTGACTCTGCCGAACGGCGGTGTGCTGAGGGTTCTGCATCTGCCGGCGACCATGACCAACCTGACGATCCTCAATCAGCGCAACATCACAGATCTGACGGTGGCGGGATACAGCAATATCACGACACTGCGCATCGAAAACAGCTCTGTCGATGAGAGGGCGATCCTCGAACAGATCCCGGCGGCGGCAAGAGTGCGCTTGACCGGAATAGCATGGGAAGCAGAGGATGCAGAGGAAATTGAAAGCCTATTCGACTTATTAGATACCATGAGAGGCCTGGATGAATCCGGGAACAATACGGATACTGCGCAGGTAGCTGGGACCATCCATACCGCATCCCTCACCGGAGCGGAAATATCTGCCTTTAACGCGAGATACCCTTATATCCGTGTAACCGCCGACTCGGTTAAGAGCTATCTGACCTACAAGAGCTGGGATGACGGCAGTGAGCTGGATGTAGTTACCTGCCTCAACGGTATCCCTCAGGGACCGGCACCGTCTAATCCTACAAGAACGTCAACAGCGCAGTATGACTATACTTTCGTTGGATGGAGCACGTCTACCGACAGTCAGACAGCGCAGTATCCTGCCGCTGGTCCAACGTCTGGTATGGAAGCCGATACGGTACTGTATGCGGCGTATAGTCGAACGGTAAGGACGTATACGGTAACGTGGAAAAATAGCAATGGAACTACGCTGGAAACTGACACCAATGTGCCGTACGGTAGCACACCGCAGTATAACGGGGCGACTCCGGTTAATCCTGTATCGGGTGGTGGATCTTTCAAGGGATGGACACCAGCTATCAGCTCGGTAACCGGAAATGTTACCTACACGGCGTCTTATGTGACCATGTACGATGTCAAGTTCTACAACGGTTCAACGTTACTCGATACCGTAAGCGTAGCGGAGGGCGGTACGGCAGTTTATAGCGGTTCCACGCCGGTCAGCTCCGAAGACTCGACACTGGAATTCTTAGGATGGACTCGGACGAGTGGCGGTACGACAGTACAGAGTGATGCACTGACGAACGTAACCGCAAATAGAAATGTCTATGCGGTATTTGCTTCGGCGGTTGAGGACGTGGAAATCTCCGATAGCTGGGATACAATCATCGCAAATATTGATAATGGAACCTATAAAACGAAGTATAAACTGGGTAACTACAAGTCTTTCGATTGGAATAATAATCCGAATGATCCTGTGGTTGCACAGATTGTTGGCATCGATGTAGACGAATTGTCGGATGGAAGTGGATATGCGCCGCTGACGTTTATTCTTAAAAAATTGTATCCGGCTAAAACTGCTATGAATAACTCTGCGTCAGTCGAAGGAGGCTGGGAGAATTCAAGTTTAAGGAATTTAATGAAAAATACACTAAAACAACAAATTCCAGAAACAATTCGATCACGCATTTGCAATGTAAACAAAGTATCCAAAACAGCAAGTGGAACGCAAACGACTGTTGATGATGTATGGATTCCGAGTATGCATGAAGTTGGTCTTTCGAATACTATAGAGACGAGCGGGGTGTCTTACAGTTCAGTATTTAAAAATAATGAAGCCAGAATAAAACCAAAATGGAATGGCGGAATCAACGGCTATCAATGGTGGCTTAGATCAGTAAATGACTCTGCCGATAAATTCTATGCCATCGGTACGGGCGGAGAAATGACAGGTTTTGCGCCTAATACTCAAATTTATACCACTATCGGTTTCTGCCTCGGACTCGAGCCGGACACCATCACCGACTCTTGGGATGACATTATCACCAATATCGGCAACGGTACTTATTCCACTAAATATGCAGTAGGAGATACCAAAACTCTCGACCTCGGCACAGAGGGCAAGATCAAAATGCAGTTGGTGGCTAAGGATACCGATGATCTGGCAGATGGAAGTGGTAAGGCACCGACTACGTGGATTTCGCAGCAGCTTATCGCTACGAGTCATCGCATGAACCCGGCTCGTGAAGGCTCCTCTGGAGCATATACAGAGGGAACAGGAACCATCGGCGGCTGGGAAAAGACGGAGATGAGGAGCTGGCTGAAAGAAACAGTCAAGCCGCTTATCCCGGCGAACGTATTGGCAGCCATCAAGCCCGTTACGAAGTACAGCCAGATTTGCAACACTTCCAGCAAAGCGGTGAACAACGTCACCAGCACGGAGGATGTATGGATTCCGTCGGCCAGAGAGGTCGGCTTCACCGGGTACGAGACAGAGGGACCAACCTACACCGGGCTGTTTAC